GTTTCCATAACGCTCGAATTCTTGCTCATAAGTATCAGGAAGATACTGATTCAAGAAATCAAAGTTTGTAATGTAGTTTGAAGGCAACGTAGCCTTCACTGAGCTAGGTGTAATTGCTACACCAGGACTCGCTTGTAATGTACCAGCCATTTTTTTTAGTTTTTAAACGGTTTTCTAATAATTAATCTATTACCGCGTTCTTCATCTATAACTCTGACCTGTGTACCCTGTTTTGGCGTTGGTGTCGGTGCCGTTCGAGTCATATCAATATTTTTAGACTCTTTAGCAATATCACCTACAGCCTCTGCTTTTCCTTTTTCATAAAAGTACTTAGCAAATTTGTCTGGGTTGTTTGCCACTGCTATAGCTTTATGAAAGGCCTCAGCGTCTTTAAGGTAACCATCTTCATTTAAAAACTTTGATATAAAGTCCATAATGTTTGACTGTTCCTTAATAAGGGTATTAGCATCTGCTGGTTTATATACCATCTTATTGCTTTCATCGATATTGAATCCGAAACCTTCGAATTTATCAGAAAACAATTCAGAAGTTTTGTCAGCAAAAAACTTCGACCGTTTCGCTTGCTCCTCCTCATGTTTAGAAGCGGTTTCTCTATAACTCTTAAAGCTTTCGTATGATTCCTTTTCTTCATCTGGAACAAATGTAGCCCTTGACTCAAGCGGCATTTTATATTGCTCCTTCTGCTCATCGAAATGTTTCTTAGCTTTAGTAAGTTCTTTTTTAAACGCTAATTTTTTTTGCTTGATTTCTTTTTCGTCATCAAGGTCCTCATCGTAACCAAACTTAAGACCTATCTCAAATTTAACATCATCTGGATCTAGGTCTGGGTTTTGTTCTTTATAGAACTCAAAAAGTAGCGTGTCTGGATCAGCATTCGAATAATCTTTATTTAATTTAATAAAGTCATCGATGTTTCTTCCAGTCTCTTTTTTGTACTTAAGAAATGCAGCTACATCTTCTGGAAGTTCTTCGTTCTGATTTCTCTGTTCGAATAACTCATCCAAAGAGCTGATCTCTCTGTTGTACCTTGTCTTAATATGTGAAAGAACGATGTTATCATCAATCTCTGGAGTAGGAGTTGGTTCTGTAGAAGTTTGTTCTGGCGTTTCAGTTTGCTCTTCGTTTAACTTATCCTCGTGCTCCTTTAATAGTTGCTCTTCAATTTCAACCTTTGACTTCTCTTCGAATTCAACGGCTCTTACTTTAAATTCTCCTTCCATTTTATTTAATTTATTTTTACAAAGTTAATAATTATATTTTACACATAATTTAATATGCATAATCGGTTAAAATCCGATTAAATGCATAATATTTTTTACATTATAATTCGCCAAAATGCATGAATTTTTACAATTTTGGCGGCTATTCATTTTTTGGAAAAGCTATAATTTAGTTTTATGCTTAACCTTTTTAGTTATAGGTACGTATACACTTGCCTCAATATTAAATTCAGCAGGATACTCAGATCCTTTAGACATAGACGTAGATACAGATAACGGTCCTCTTGATGCTGAAGCTCCAGCACTAATATCATAACCAGATCCTGGTGAAGATACACCAGAAGCAAAAGGTTTTACTTTTATTTTACTATTTCTCATATTATCTAGGTTCAAATGAATCCAAATCAAAACCATCTAATGAATCTTCATTTGATTCGAAATCCATAGGAGGTAGATTGTTCTTTCTCTGGTTAATCAGCTCAGACTGTCTGCTAGCTTGTATGTCAATACGTTTGTCTTTAGCCTTCTCCTTATCTTCCTCTCTCTTTTTCAATTGCTCTGCCTCCATGCCTTTTAATTGCATGTTGTATTGGAACTCTTGATCCATCAACTGACGCTTAAGATCTGCCTCTGCTTGTAACTGTTGTACAGCAAATTGCATCTCTGCTTGACGTAACTGTATTTTGGCTTGAGCTTCCATCTGAACAAGTTGAGCTTTTGATTCAGCAGCAGCTTGTTGAGACTGAATGTTTGACTGCATTTGCATTCTAAACTCCATCTCCTTTTGTTTTTGTTGCTGTTCTATCCTCTTCTTTCTCTTCATTTTAAGTAGCTCATTAGCCAACTTAATATTGCTAACCATTCTAATATCAATAGCATCTTCCAGATCAATGGTTTGTTGCTGAAGTGCGATTTGAATATTTGCCTCAAGGCGTTGTTTTTCTTCTTCATCTGGAGCTAGCTCAATAAAAATACCGAAGTTGTGTAAATATAAATCTTTGATATCCTCAAGTATAGCTACATTGTACTTTCCTATCTGCATCGCAAAATCTTCAGCGAAGTCAGCATATTCAAGTATGTCAGCTATTCTTATTGATATACATTCAGCCATTCTTTTTGTTACGTTTAAACCAGCGGTAAGTATGTGTCTAGTGGCTGTGTTGCTGTTTAGTGCAGCTAGTTTCTGAACACCAACAAGAGCATCTGGACTAGGAGTTGAAGCATCTCTAGCTTCATTTATTCCTGTCACGTCTCTGATCATATTCAGATTGTAATTATATACGTTGATCAATGCGGCCATTTTTGATTGACCACTATTTGAACTTAACTCTTGTATAGGAACTCTTCCGTTATTAAACTCGCCATCTTGTGTATAGCTTCTACCAATAACACTACCAGTTTGGAAATAAAGCTTAAGAGCATCCTCTGGGTTATAAGCAGCGCCAGTGCCAAGATCAACTTCATTTATACCATCAGCATCTATGAATACACCGTCTGGAACAACGCGAGCCATAACTTGCTGTAACTTTAAATGTGTTAGCTGTATCTGATCAGCAAAAGGTATCATCCTTCTCACAAGAGATTCTATGTTGCCTTTATACATCCTAGGTGCATAGGCAACATAATTAGGCAACGCCTTTTGTGTAGCAGATTTAGGTCGCACCATATTCTTCATCAGTTCCCATTTGACTAATATATTGGTACCTCCTACCAATATACCTTCATACCATGCGTCCCTTACAGCTTCTACTCTTTCAAACATCATTCCTTCCTCAACAGGAGGATTGAAGTTTCCGTCTTTTCTTATTACTCTCTCACCACCATTTTCTAACAATTTTTTCTTCCAGACAAAACGCATGTCTGTCTTGTAGTTAAAATACAATAGTGTAACGACCTCATTCAAAAATGCGTCGTCTTGATACTGTCTGATGATTGGAAAGTAGTCATACCAAGCAGAACTAGCGTTCTTTATTTCTTCTAGTTCTTCTTTAGTTAGATTTGGGTTTATCTTTAATAACTCAGTATAGTGTACTTGTTTTACTTCTCCAAAATAATAACAGTCAGAAAAGTCTGGCTTCTCTGTATAGCTATGAATCCAGTTAGCTGGATCTACGTAATCAATCTTAACACCGTCATTAATTAAGAACGTGTGTCTCATAACGCCTACACCAAGAGTAGTCATATCGTAGTCAAACAATCTCTTTAACTCAAGATAGTCGTTCATCTTAAGAACAGTGTCAATAGCAATCTCTTCTGCTATTTCTATAGACGGCTTGTACTTCATCTGCATATACAGAGAAAGCTCTTCATCATTTTCTGGAAGTTCTTCTGGATCTACATTATAAGCGTCTATACCGTATTCTTCTTTTGTCAACTCAAGAAAATCTTTAGCGACCATATCAGCCTCTATCATATCTTGAAATAAACTCTTTTTCTCAGCAGACATTACGTCTTGAGCTTCGGCCTTTATTTTAAAAAGCCTATCGTTCATTCCATTAACAACGATATCAACAAACTTAGGTATAATAGGAATTGGAGTCCAGTCTAAATTAAGCATAGACATGTCGCCATTTATAGCTAACTCATCCTTATACTTTTGTACTGGCTGTTCACCACGAGCATATAACCTCAATCGATGATACTCTCCCCATTGATCGTAAAATCGACATGTGTTGTTTTTTCTCTTAAACCATTCACCCTCTATAGCCTTTCCGACCCTTAGGCCGTATTCAATGGTTTGCTTCTCCTCATCTGGGACCAACGCATTGGGAAATTGACCTGGGTAAATTATAACTGATGGTTTTTTCTCCATTATTTTATTATTTCGCTTCTGCTTCCACGATTATCGTATTTTACAAATTTAATACTTATTTTTGATTCTTTTCTCTCTGGTAAAAACATGTAACGCTTGATCGCCATTAGTGCTAAACCAGAACTAATCGTGGCATCGTGCTTCGTTCTATCGTTTATATTAAACCTAGCCCAATCTTCTAAAGTTCTATTAAAATACATGGATCCTATAACGCCAGATTCTCTGTATGTACCCTCGTTATCAAAGCCTACATGCTCCTCTATGTAAGTGTTAATTACAGATGCATGAGCTTGCCTCATATCTTCTGATGAGTTAGGTATACCGCCTATCTCTATCTCAGTTTTAGACAACTTTGACTGATGTTTGTCTGGCCTGTTCATGGAGTATGCCCTGTATCCTCTGTTTTTAAAATGGTACAGCAGTCTAGCCTTGTTGTTTTCAGCAAGTATCGGCATACCATAAAACACACATGCCATAAGCACATCCTCGAAGAATATCTCAGCCGTTTGAGGTCTAGCTATGTACTCTAAAAAGAATTCATTGCACGGTACATTTTGCTCCATATGAAACGAAGTAACACCATGAAGAGCACCGTTAGAACCACCCCCACCAACAACACCAGAGATATCATAAGGGTCACAACCAAAAGCACCAAGGCTTTCATTACCTGGATAAAATTTTCCATTTCTTACTATTTTTCTATTTCTTAATTCTTGATTAGGTATCCATGAAACTATAAACCTACCTTTAGGATCTGGAGTCCAAATAACCTCGCTATCAACCTCTCCGTTCTTCCAGTGGAAATAACCCCTAGTTAAAAACTTCTCCTTTATTAGAGAGTCATTGTAGTCTATCTGTTGATATATCTTAGTTAAGTTAAATAATGAATGCTTAGACTCATCTCTAAATGCATGAGACTCAGTCCTTGGGTACTGTCTATAGAATTCATTAAGAGCGTCAGCATCAGATTTTAATGCGGCTACCTCGTTCTCCCACCAAGTAATAACGCCTTGAGTTATCATCTCACCATCTATACCCTTCACTGGTTTACTTGGATCTGTAAATACTGGCCATCCAAACTCATCGATATATCCTTCTACGTTCCACTCCATAGGAATGAATAATGAATACAAACCACTCTTTGTTTGATGATTTGCTGACCTTTTAGATATACTGCTGTCGTAGTATAAATCCTTAAAATTCTGACCACCTTTTGGAAGAGCATTAGACGTTGATCCCATCATACACTTACCTACTATCTTAGCTCCTAAACGAAGACACGTCTTTGTTACCCTCCAGTTGTTTAAGATGTTTTCTGGTTTCTCCCATTTTCCGCTATTCATGCTCAATGTGAAATCATCTAATATTAATTTTCTTTCATTGTCATTTTCTGCATCAACTTGTATTCCAACATATTCACCTAAACCTATATGACTTACACTTACTTTATTTCTTCTTCCTTTTGTTTTAGGTTGATATCCTTCAAATGATTTTTTAGCTGTTAATAAAGGTATTATTGATAAATCTCCAGATATAAATATTCTATACACATCTGTATCATAATTACTTTTTTTGTGAGAGATATTACTACATGATAATCCGCAAGAAAGCGCTATAAATCTAATTTGCTCCACCAAATCTTTTCTACTCATTCCTATCTCTATAGATTTCTTTTTCTTATCGCAATATCCATCTGTTTCTATTATACCAGCTAAAAGTTGTAATCTTGACTCTATTGATGATTTTATGTAATCTTCTGGTATATGTTTGTTTTTATATACATTTATTTTTTTAAGTTCTTTATTTATTCCTTTGAATGAGAATTCAACTATTTTATCGGATGTAGATTTTTTTAATTCGAAATCTATATTCATCATTAAAGACATCTTTCCTAGATAATCAAGTATCTCAGGCTCCTCTGTTTTATTAACAAGTATAGTAAATGAGTTACTTCTTCCGTCACCTAACCAAAGACCTAATAAATAAGGAGGTATTCCATCAAAACAATCCTCTGATTCTATTCCTTTTGAAGCTACTCTTGTTATATGCCTTTTTAAACAATTAGAACTATTTATGTATTCCTCTGGAGTCATTATAACTTCTCCTTTACCATAACTGTTGAATAATAATCTATGATTCTTGGTTACTACATAATCTTTAGCATAAGGTTGACTAACTAAATATTTTTCTGTTATTCCAGATGTTTTCTTAACAACCGTTTTAATAATACCTCCTTCAACAATTACCTTGTCTCCTATATTAATGTCTTTTATTTTTTTAAATTTAAAATCAGACATAAGTATATTTGTTTCGGGGTCGTAACACTCATCGTGAACAAGCATCAGTAATTTCTCACCGTCATAACTGTTGTCTGCTGTATTCTTCCAGTCAATAGTTGTATCAAGACCTTCAATATCTTCAGTCTTTTCTTCATCCATGTTTCTCCTAGTGATCTTACTTGCTGGAACCCTAAACGCTAACTCAGTCTTCGGGTTATCCATACCGTCCTGTATAGGTTTGAAGAAGAAAGGATAGTTTCTTACAATGGGTACTACCTTATCTGTAAACATCTTCTTGGCATCACTACCAGTCTTTGACAGTATACCTACTCTAGCGTCTTTTGCTAAAGTTGCAGTATTACAGACCTCAGCAGACGACATAAATGAGAAACCAGAACGTCTGTTCTTTAGGTAACACATACCAAAAGATCTGTTGTCAGCCTTGCATGCTTCCCAGTATATATAAAATATTCTGTTAGATTCCCTAAATTCTGGAAGACCTATATCTATCTTTGTCCATTGTAAATACATATAATGAGTTCCAGTTATATATGTTGGCTTACCGTTATTCATAAACCAATGCCCATAATCTCTTCTGTCAAACTCTTGTTCTATATAATCTACATACTTTGATTTAAATGTATTGTCTTTTCTATTCCAATCAAATACAGTTTTTATCTTCTGTAGTTCTGATGGATATTCTTCTGCTACCCACTTGTTTGAACCTTTATGTAATGAGCTTGGTTCTGATGGAAGCGCAATCTTTACACCGTTTATATCATATATTTCACCTATAGTACCATCCCTTGATATCACAACTAGATCATAATCTGGATGATAACCATACGTCCAAGATTTCTTTGCATTTTTTGTTGTTAATGCAGTTTTGTGTATGTGATTATTTACTATAGTGTAAAGACTATTTTCCATTTATACATTTATTTGTAAAAAGTATTTACTTCTTTTTTACTCTACCCTCAGCGAATCCCTTATTTCCAAGAGTAACTTCTGCCTTTGGTGATTCTGCATTTTCTTCCTGCTCTATCTTTTGTAACATACTAAGTGCGTCCTCAAATGCAAGACGCTTTGCAGATGCAGCATTCTTTAACTTATCAGCAGATATGTCATCCTCAGATCTAGTTATAATTGGCTCTCTTAATACCTTTATAAGCTCATCTATGGCTACCTTCGCAGCTTCTAATATTTCTATTTTTTTAGACATATATTCCGATTGTACATTCTATATAAAACTTCTTCATTTATTCTGAACTCATATTCACTGTCTGGAGTAAATGATACGATGTCACCTTCAGTGACTTCTGTCATTTCTTCGTTCTTAAATACCAACTCACCCCACAGTTCTTCAAGTCCAGATGTTGAACTAAATATCTTGTCTTCAGATGGTATAGGACGAATAAAACAAAATGGAGACGGAGCAGCCCATCTGCCTCCATCTCTGGAATACAGATATACTTGATCTATCTCAACGATAAACAGATCGTCAGTCAAGTGATGCCAACTGCTCTTTTGTCTGCCCTTCATGTCGTAATAAAATTTAAACACGTTATGATGGACTACAACAACATCGTTCGGTTTTATTGGTCCGTTGTAATATATAGGTGTTGATATAACGGTAGCAAATCTGTTTGATACCTTGTGATCTTCTTGGGATGAACTTATGATGAACTCCTTACCTTCGTAATTTCTGATGTTATCATATCGCCTCCCATCAACAGCTTTGATGATAAAGCAATATGGCGACTTCATATTAAAAATCTATTTTGTATTCTACTGATACTGGCATTGTATTAGAAAACTGCTTCCAGCATATGATCTCTCCTTCTCTCTCTATCCAAACCTGGTACCCTTCGGTACCAAGCTTGATAGCATAGATCGTATACTCGCTGTTTAAGACCTTCTGACCTACTGTGTAGTGCATGCACTTCATGTAGTCTGGCCCAACTGATATTTTTCTAATTATATTCACCTGTTAATAGATTAATATTGCTTGCGCCATATCTTTCTTGAACGTCCTTCTGAAAAGAAGAGAATTCTTGCACTGCGATTTCAAGCTCTGTTATTACTGTTAGTTTCTGGCTTTTTAGACGTTCGAATGTTAGTTCGATATCAGCCACTTCGAACTTAAGGTCTCTGTACCTTCTGTTCAGCTCAACCAATTTATTGAGATCTTGTTCTTCTAATTTTTTCATTTTAATTTAATTTATAGTACAAATATAGTGATTTTATTCAAAAGGTGGTGGTGTTGGTTTCGGTTCGTAAGGAATCAAGTCAAGGTCTTTAACCCATAAAAAGTCAGGGTTTACACACTGCTCCATTTCTTCAACTGATATTACCCAATTGTCGTTAACATCTTGGATAGGATTGAAGTAGCTGTCAGGTGCATACCATTGACCGATTAATTCGTCTTTTTGTAACTCAGTAAGCAAGCCTACATAAGTTAGTCTTTGTTCTGTTGTTAAATCTGTTAGTTTCATATATTTCTATTTAATGCTGTTTGGAATGCTTGTACGGCTGTGTAAAGGTTAGCCGCTTCGGTATCTGTTAAGCCGTCACCTATTGAGGCAAATGCCGTTTCTTTAGCTGAATATAAATCATTAGTTCCTATTCCTCCTCTTCTAAATAAATTTAAAATATAAGAAGAACCTCCAGTATATGTGTTATTTGCTGTATTTGTACCTAAAGACGAACCATTTTTATATGTTTCCCAATCATTATTAGCTCTACGAGAATTTAAAATTAAACCTCTTGCATCGGCAACACTTGGATTTATTCTTTGTGCTTGTCCACTACATTGATTGTTTAAATATGTACTTCCATTTCTAACAATAAAACATTCATCAGAACCACTTGAATTTCCGCTACCAATTTCACAAGCTAATGTAGTAGAATTTGTCCTTATGTAAGTTGATATATGTGAGCTTAATGCTGTTGTAGAATCAAAGAAAAATCCTGTTGAACCATAACCATTTGTTCCGTTAGGCAAAACTCCTGTTGAACTGTGCGTGATTCCACCGTTCCAAGTAATTTGATATTGAGCTGTATTCTTAAGATTATAAGATGTGCTTGTACTTGTACCGCCAACAAATGGATAAACCGCTTTCATCTTAGTCCACAAACCATCCGCTTTCATTCCTATAACAAGGTTGTTAATTGCGTTTGCTTCTACTTGGTCTTGAATATCTGCTGCTGTAACAAAGGCTTGAGCATCTGCATCTGATACTGTTTGTGTGCCTATAGAACGTCCTAAAGTTGTTTGGAATGCTTGTACTGCTGTGTAAAAGTTAAGTGCTTCGGCGTCTGTTAAACCATCACCTATTGAGGCAAAAGCGTAATTTCTTTGTGTGTAGTATTGAGCTGTTCCACTAACATTTAGAGCGCCTAAAAAAGCATTTAAATCAAGTCTTGCTCCATTTGCTCCTGTATATGTGCTTCCTAATTGTGTTCCACTTTTAAATAATTTTAAAACATTTGAAGCCGTCCTTGTTCCAACATAAAAACCTGTTGAATTTGTGTTTCCAGTTAATACTCCTGAGCCTCCATTAATATAAGCATAAGCATTATTTGAAAATCTCGCATATAAACCAGTTACAGCTGACGCATTTAAACCTCCAAAATCCAAACCTCCTAAATCATTATTTGTTCTTGAATACAATGATAAATGCATTGAATCATTTGTGCTAAATGCTGTATTTGGATTTAATCCCGTATTTGCATATCCATTAACACCAGACGTATAACCATTAGAATTATGTGTTGCACCACCACTAAATGATAATTGATATTGTGCTGTATTGCGTAGGTTGTAAGAATTACTTGTACTGCTTCCACCTACAAAAGGATACAAAGCCTTCATTTTACTCCAAATGCTATACCCTTTTAAGTCAACTACTAATTGATTAATAGCACTTTGTTGTGTAGGGTCTGTAATTGCAGCAGCTGTTATGAATGCTTGTGCATCGGGGTCAACTGCAGGAGTCTTAGGCATTAAGGATATTAAGTTGTAATAACTCATGCCTCAGTAGTTACGCCAATTACATCAAACTTATCGTCAGTAGCGTTATATATAACGCCAACATATGTTGTCTTACTTATAACAGTTGTAGCTGGCAACGTAACACCTATCGCTCTATATTTGGTATCAAATGTAATAGCTCTTGCAGTACCATCATCTTTAATTCTTATCATCATATCCTTGCCTTGTGGCCATGTACCTGTAGGATTAGCTAAAGCTAAGGCAGCCGCTTGAGCAGTTATCACTACAATGTCATTGCCATATACTGGCGTAACAGTAGCTGAACTAACAACAGACTGAACTGAAGGTGTTTTTACTAATGTTTGTATATCCTCAATAGTATATACATTTGATGGGCTGTTGGCCTGAGCTGATTTTCTTTCATATGTATCAACGTCTGGAGCTATTCCTATAAACTTTGTGCCTGCTGGTATACTCATTTTAATATGTTTTGTTTAGTATAAATATATCACTGTAAATACTATTAGCCGCGTTGGCAGCACCCCATTGTACTGTTATATCAAGTGTATTAGATATAGTAGTATTAAATGTTGTATTATTAACTTGATTAAAAGCAAATCCTTCCAAAACACCATTTGATGTTTTCACATAGTGAAATGTTCCTAATGAAACTATAGAAGCTACACCAGCAGCACCTAACTGTCTAATGGTAAAATCTATATTTAAAGAGAATACATCATTTGTGATGTTAGAAATAGGTTGAGCACCGCTATCAAGCAAGATCACAGAACCAGATTTAACTCTTATTCTTATAGTTTGATTGTTAGTAGCATTTAATATACCAGCCATTACAGCTCTAAAGCTATCTCCTATTTGAAATCCATTGGCTGGCACAGATAGTGATCCCACACCTCCATTGATCAGAGATGTCTCTACTATAGTATTAGTAATAGGAGTACTGTTTGCCGTCTGAGCAAACAAACCTATATTACCTTGTATCTGCTCTATTGTATAAACTTCAGTAGGACTATTTGCTTGTGTTGATTTTCTTTCAACCATGTCAACTCCTGGTAGAATTCCTATAAATCGTGTGCCAGATGGTATACTCATAATGCTTAGTTATATACTCTTATCTCAAAACTAGTCTTGTACAACATAGCATCTTGATAGTTACTACTTAATAAAGTATCTAGTATAATACTGTCAGCATCGTTTACATATGCATAAGTATATACAGAATCACCTCCACCTAATGGAAAAGTACCAGCTTGGTTTACAAGTATTAACACCTTATCGGCATCTGGAAACTCTCCAACAAGTGTGGCTTTATAATTACCCATGCCTAACCTAGTCCATACAATAGAACCAGATAATGTGTTATCTAGAACAACAGCCGTTGGATCGCTAATACCTGATTGAGTTAATAATGCCGTATAAACTTTATATGTAGTACTACTAAAGTTAGACATGTCAAACTGTTTCTGATCGCCATTAGAATCGCTACCAAATAGTTTATCTCCTGCGCTAGGTGTCTTTAGTGGATAATTATTTACTTTCATAATACAAATATAGTTATTTTCCTTGACCTCTATATCCCTTCTTGTATAGTTTACTGGTCTTTATTTTTGACTGTTTTGTTTTAGCATGAACACCTGGTCGGCTTACATACTTTTTTTCAAATCTCTTTACCTCGTCTGCCTTCTTTTTCATAATCCTTTTAACATTTTAATTAATCGTGGACAAGGGTAAACGTCTGACTTATCAACCCTAACAGAGTTATGTGTGTATAGACCGTTCTCACCTTTTAATGCACGTTTAGATAAATCCCATATGTCATCGTTATATTTTAGACTTATGCCATATGTCTCACCAAGATAAACAAGAAGCTCTCTTGTAGCCTCTATCTGCTTGTCTGAGTATTTGTGCCAAAGTTTATGTCTTTTGAATGGCTTATCTAAAACAGTAACCTCTGAAGGATCAACAACACCACCAACATAGTTATAATACTTTCCACCTTTCTCTACCAAGTACGCCCAGTTAGTTATCTCTATACCTACCGAATACTTATCTAAGTTCTTATATGGCAATCCTTGACCTTTAAACACGCTGTCTTTTACACCTAAGTGCCACGCCCAATCTCTTGAACTAAACGCTTGTGCTATCGTACCTTCGTATCCTATCACAAATGCAGTAGCTACACGCTCTTTGTTAGATTCCCAACCTTTAATTGTGTTTACCGCGTTCTTATTACCAGCTGTGTGGTGTAAATAGATTTGATTTTTAGCAGTGTTCTCTGCAATGTACTGAGACTCTGGAAGTCTTTGCTGTACGATTTTAGTAGTATCCATTATTGTTTAATTTTTTCAGCTTCCTCTTTTGCTCTTAATACAAATGATCTAAGAGACTTTATGATATTCTTGCCTGTTACAGCCTCATAATTTTCGTTGATTGACAATATCTCAACAAACACACACCCAAGTGCGACAACCTTTGTCATTATTAGCTCAACAGAGATGAACTCAGCCACTAAATCAGCAGCGATATACTTCTCTATCAAGAACACGAAAACAATAGCTCCAGAGTAAAGAACTGACTTACTTATGGTATGTGATAACTTCCTGCTCTTTATAGAGCCCCATCCGTTCTTTTTAACACTTCGCCAGATGCCGAACATAGTGTCTAATAATATAGCACATATCGCTATGTATATCATTGGCTTTACTGGACTTATTATAGCTAGTAAGGATGCTATTAAGATCTTAATTTTCATTTTTTTGAATATATGATGTAAACAACTAAAAATATAAACAAGATGCCTAGTATTCTATATAGCCACATCTTGTTGTCTTTCTCATAGTACTTTACTGGTATCTTTCTTTCAATGATCTTCTCGTAAGGTTTTTCTATAAATACAGTGTCGCACTTTCCGTTTATATACACCTTGTCATCAACTCTCCAAACTTTAACCTTTAAACGATCTTTTGTTATAGTGACGGTATCGTACAACTGATCAACCTTTACAACAGTATCTACCCTTACCTCTGGGATTGTTATTCTAATTGTGTCTCGTATGGTATCCTTTATTATCAAGGTATCAGTAGTCAATAACCAAGGATGATTTTTAACCAACCTATTGAAACGTTGTTTTGGACTACATGACAATAGACCGATTGATAGTATGATATATAGGATGATCTTCATTATTCAAAAGGTGGTGGTGTTGGTTTCGGTTCGTAAGGAATCAAGTCAAGGTCTTTAACCCATAAAAAGTCTGGATTAACACATTGCTCCATTTCCTCTATTGATATTACCCAATTGTCGTTTACATCTTGGATAGGATTAAAAAAGCTGTCAGGTGCATACCATTGACCTACTAATTCGTCTTTTTGTACCTCAGTCAATAGTCCGACATAGGTAGCTTTTTGTTCTGTTGTTAAATCTGTTAGTTTCATTATACGTTTCTATTTAATGCTGTTTGGAATGTAGTTACACGAGTATCTAAGTCAGTCATATTTTGACTTGTTAAACCATCTCCTATAAATGAGAATGCAATTTCTTTATTATCAAAAAAGTTAGGGTTGACACCGCCTAAATGAAAAGCATTTACATAAAGTGAATTACTATTATTGCTATAAGTATATTGCGTTCCTCTTATTTGTAAATTTATTTGTGTTGAATTTGCTCTATTTGCTATAAATAAACCTCTTGAATCTGAATTTGCTTGACTTGAAGCACTTGGATTATTTACTCTTAAATATGTAAGATTTCCAGACCTTAACCATAAAGAACATTCAGCACTTGCACCACCTGTTACATTGCCAATAGAAGGCGCATTTCTATCTACATTTGTCCTTGAATAAACTCCATAACTTGTCGAGTTTAAACCTAAAACATTTTGTGCAATTAATTTAGTATCTGCATAACCATTAGTACCATTTGGAGTAGCACCTGTTGAACTATGTGTCCAACCACCGCTAAACACTAATCTAAACGCAGCATCAGTATCTAAAGGATTAACAAGGTTATATTTATGCGTTGTACTTGTTCCACCAACAAAAGGATAGATTGCTTTCATCTTAGTCCACAAGCTATCAGCTTTTAATCCTATTACTAAATTGTTTATTGCGTTAGCTTCTACTTGGTCAACTATACCTGCGTTAGTAACAAATGCTTGTGCATCTGCATCTGATACTGTTTGTGTGCCTATTGACCGTCCTAAAGTTGTTTGAAATGCTTGTACCGCTGTGTAAAAGTTAGCTGCTTCGGTGTCTGTTAAGCCGTCACCTATTGAAGCGAAGGCAACTTGTTTTGATGAATAAGATTCAGGAGTTGATGTTGATACATTATAACGCGCTCCCAATGATAAATTACCATTTAATGTACCTGTACTTGATGCAGTTTTTGTTAATCCAAATTGTGAATTATTTTTAAATATTTTGAATATTGTTGAAGATGTCCTTGTGTTTATATACAAACCTCTTGAATCAGTATTTGCAACAGAAATAATATCACCACCTGCTGTAAAATTTCCAAAATAAGCAACATTTGAAATTCTTGACTCTATATCAATAAATGTAGTTGGAAAGCCAAAATTATAAACACCACAATCAACAGCAGCTTCATCTTTATTTTGTCTAATATATAAAGATATATGATTATTATTAATATATGAATTAATATTAAATTTAGTATCACCCCATCCATTAACACCTCCAAATTGAACACCATTAGCATCATGAGTTACGCCACCATTCCAAATTATTCTAAACGCAGCGTCTAAATCTCTTGGGTCTTTTAAGTTAAACTTGTGAGCTAAAGCAGAACCACCTACAAACGGATACAAAGCCTTCATTTTAGTCCAAACATTATACCCTTTCAAGTCAACTACCAAAGTATTAATAGCACTTTGTTGAGTAGGGTCTGTTATTGCAGCCGCTGTAATGAATGCTTGTGCATCGGGGTCAACTCCTCCTCCACCAGCGACAGCTCTAGCTCCTATGGCATTTGATATGGATATCTGTAAAGCCATAAATTACCAAAGAGCAATAATGTCAGTAGCTGTTGTTGTAGATGAAAACACTCTGATCACCTGGATCGGAATGAATGAACCGTCTGGCACATTTTGCAATGTAACGTCATCACCGTCCGCTGTCATAATACGCAATATACCACCTGTACCTACATATAATACACAAGGCCATCTTGCCTCGTTAGGTGAAGCTGTAGCGTCTCCAGGATATGGGATGTTTACAGTATTACTTGGTGTAACAGCAGCAGCTCTGCTTGTTTGTAGTTTTAAGTTTGCCATTTTTTATTTTTTTGTGCTTTTACCATTAGCTCCATTACGACCCCTATTGATCGATGGACTCTCAAGTACAAATTTACCATTTTTTTTCTTACTAACATCCATACCACCCTTACCGTCAATACCTCTGCTTCTTCTTTCCTTTGTGTGTTCAGCTCTGTACTTCTTCTGCTCAGTAGTAGCGTTAAGCTCTCTCTGATACTCCCTGCGTTTCTCAGCAGCCTTTGGATTGGATGCGTAGTACTTTGATGTCTTACTGTTTCCCATATTTAGATGTTTTCTTTGCTATTTTTTTAGGTTGAGGCACAACGGATCCAACACCCCCGCCCTCACGTTTTGCTCTTGTGGTTGCAGCGTACTCTGCGTTAGTCAACGCAGCAATGGCCTTCTTAGGCAAGTACCGCTCACCTGTCTCCTTGCTTGGCTTACCACTCTTTGTGGTCCACTCTTGCTTTGTCCATTTCGATAGGTTGTTGTCAGCGGACTTTTTACCAGAGTATTTGCCTCCAGATTCTTTATACTTAGCAACAGCCAATTGTGCCTTGCGAGCTGACCAAGACCCTGCATCACCGCCTTTTGTACCAGCCTTAACGCTAGATACAATTCGACTCCATAACGCTGGATTGGATTTTTTAGCTGTTTGCATTTTTAGATAACTTTATACCTTTTTCTATATTTTTTTCAGTTCTTTTATTTACTCTTTCAGATACTTTTGGATTAGTTAATTCTCTATTTGTTTTTTCTTTGTACTTCCAATTTTTTCCTCTAGATACTAACTTTGTTTTATCTCTAAAATCTTGTAATTCTGGATTACTTTTATATTCTTCAAGTTCTTTATATGTTGATTCATGTCTTTTTGGTTTATAAAATTTTCCAGTTTTTTCACTTGTACTCACGCCATGAAATAAATATTTGTTTTCTTCTGGATGATATACCTCATAAAACATAGGATTATCTCTATTTTGAGCTTCGTTAAAATCTTTTGGTTTCCCAGAGTCTTTCCAATATCTCTTCATCGCATATTCCTTCTCATTAGTCTGAGAAAGATTAGAAGGTAATGACTCTTTAAAATTTTTATATCTTTTCTTACCAAAGAAATCTATATCATTATTCTTGAATGGTATTTTGTCATAATTATCCATAACTAACTTCCTTTAATCCATTTCTTACTAGGTGATGCGGTTTTTGATGGGGCCCATTTTTCCTTGTCGGACCAATACGCTGCTGACATCTTACCCTTAGCGATATTCTTGGCGTGACGGCTTTTAAAAGCCTCACGTTGACCTACAGTTTGGTTGGTCTTTACTCCCTGCTGACCAAAACGTATCGTCTTGATCTGATCACCTTCTTTAGCAACAACAATATGACTTTTGGTTGGATGGCTAGGAGTTCGCTTGGGCTTATTAAATCCCTCAACGCCTGCTCTTTCTAATCTTGGGTCTTTCATATGGATGCTCTTTATGCCATTTTTTAGTAGCTTCAATTCCTTGCTTAATAGTTTTAACTTTTGCTACATTAGTTAAATTAATAGTATCCCATTTACCTTTATCTTTTGTTGGATGGTTTACCATTATATCACCTGGATTACCTTTACCTATTTTATTGGTTTTTTTATAAATCCTGTGCTTTTCACCGTCAGCAATAACTATAGCCATGTTATTTCTTCATCTTCTTCATAGCGGCCTTCATGCCGTACTCCTTAATCATCTCTTTCTTAGATTCAGACTTTTCGTGCTTCATCTTTGCTGCTTTGCTAGCGTATTTTTCGCCAGTCTTTTTTTCTACGATCTTTTTCATTGTTTTTTTACTTTTCTAGGATTATATCTACTGTTAAACTGTTTTTGAGTAACCTTACTAGGATCTACCCCAAGGTTAAATGCTACCTCATTTACGAACTCTTTGTTGTTTGGATTTTTTATACTGTTTTTTTTAGTTTCAACTCCTTGTTTTTTTTGTGAAACTTTAGACATACCAGAAAATTTAGCAGCTTCTACTCTACCTTTATCAACATAGCTACCATTTTTCTTTGGGTTTGATGCCCAGTACTTATCTGTTTTCATACTTTCTTTATTTTTATTTTCTATAATTACGAGTAGCTCCTTTTTTAAAAGAGTTTATCATTGGCTTAACTTCTTCTCTTTTTATTTTTTGCTCAGTTGGTTTATAGTTGCCTATAGATTCTTTTAAATCAAATTCAGACTTACCTTTGCTATAACCAGAAGTATCAACAGATGTATATCCAGAAGGAGTAAGTCTTCCTACCCTACCGCCTTTAGTAGCAATATAGGTCCCCTTGCTTCCAAAGTCGAATTTAGGATGCGGCTTACTTTGGTCGTATGATTTTGCTTTTTTTGAAGCGGCATTAATTGCATCTTCAATAGGTGAATTATATTTTATGCCAGCATTTTCTAATACTTTCTTCGTTTTTTCGGTATAACCATTTGTTTTTTTAGGTTTTTTAGGTTGCAATTTTACGTTTCTCATAATTTCATAATTTTGTTTTTACAAATATAATAAAATGAAACGAAAGATTGTAAGAAAAGATCTCAGGTATAGACCTAAGAGATATCAAGGATGGGTAACCGAAGATAATTATCTAAGGCATTTCTCAGTAGTAAGAAGATGGGCAATGATGCATTACGAATTAAAGTCTTTCTCAGAACTAGAACTTATGTTCTTTTTATACTCAGAAAAATTATTTACTAGGGCAATCATCAGAGAACAAACGAACTTTATGGCATGGGATGCTAGACTTCTAAACAGACTTATAGACGGAGGATTTATCTACACATGGAGAAAGGGAGGATGGGGAAACCCAGAGATATTTGACCTTACGCATAAGGGCAAGAAAATGATTAATAGTATCTATAGAAAACTAAATGGAATAGAGCCGATACCGACTTCAGAAAGAAGAAATAAGGCGTTCCGTAAGAACGCCCCTTTCCATCAAAGAACTTTAGCTAAAGCTATTTTAAAATTTAATGAAGAACACAAACAACGTCCTTCTCTTGAATAACGGTCAATCGCTCGTTATCTATTAAGACATCATGACCTGCAACCTTGTCGAATAGTATCTCACTGTTCTCTTCTATACCAGCTACATTTTGACCGAATGAAATAACGGTACCCTTTTGATACCGTATTTCTTTCATATCGTCAGCACCATACATGAACCCAGTGGTTGACATTTTGTTCTCTTGCTGTCTCTTTACTAATAAAAATTTATTTAATACTCTCATCTGCTCTTACATTTGTTATTATTGCATTTGTACTCATTATTGTAGTCGCTACAGACACTGCGTTTAACAGTGCGTTCTTAGTAACCTTAGCTGGATCTATAATACCAAGCTTCATCATGTCTCCGTACTGCTCGTTCTTAACGTCATACCCCTCGTTCTCTATTGGCAACATGTTTTCCTTTATCTCCTCTGGGTCCTTACCTGCGTTAACTAGTATCTGATAAAATGGAGCGATGACAGTGTCACGCATTATCTTACAAGCCTTACTGTCTCCACGTAGCGTTGATGAAGCAGCGTCAACTAATGCTATACCACCACCTGGAAGTATACCCTCCTCAAGTGCGGCCGTTACAGCACACACAGCGTCGTCAATACGATCTCTCTTCTCCTTTTGCTCAATGTCACTAAGTGCACCAACATATATAACACCAACACCGCCAGATAGGTTTGCAATACGCTCGTTTGTGAAATCAAGCAGCTCCTTATCAGATGACATCTCAGAACGAGAGTCTTTTAGTTGATTAACCTGCCCATCAATATCCTCAGCTCTGTCAGCGTTTGGCATAAATACTGTCATGCCCTTACTAACGACAATACGGTTGGCACGACCTAAGTCAGCTACAGTTATCAACGACAGGTCATCACCAGTAGACTCAGAGAAGAACGTACCGCCTGTTGCGATGGCTATATCCTCCATAAGGTCTTTTGTGCGGTACCCAAACGATGGTGGCTGTATGTTACATGCCTTGATCTGGCCCTTAGCCACGTTTAGGTTTAATGTGTTCATAGCGTTTTGACCCAAAGTACCAATAATTAGTAGTGGTTTTTGGTTTACAACACAATGCTTTAGTATGTTCTCTATAGATATCAAGTTATTAATCTCATGATCACATATTAATACATATGGATTGTCAAGAACACACTCTTGCTTCTTTTGGTCCGTAATGAAATAAGGAGAAGTCATTCCACGATCGATCTTCATACCTTTTATTATCTCAACATATGTGTTGCTTGTCATACTGTTCTCAACAGTAACAACGTCAACCTCATTAAACGCACTAGCGATCATCTTACCGATCTCTCTGTCGTTATTTGCACTTATTGTGGCTACGTCAACTAGCTTTTTACCCTTAACCTTTTTACTCTTCTTGTCAAGCCATGCAACAACGTCCTTTGTTAAGTCGTTTATCTCTCTTATCACCTCAGTCACGTTGTCTGTATCTGACAGATGTATGTCGGCAGAATTAATAAGAGCCTCAGCCAACACAATAGATGTGGTTGTACCATCACCAGCAACTGTTGCCGTCTTCTCGGCAGCCTGGCGCATCATTATTACTGCCAAGTTCTCAGTTGGATCAAACAGGTTTATCGACTTAGCGACTGTCACACCGTCCTTTGTCACTGTTATACCACCCACATGGTGCTCTGACTCGATTAATACTGTGCGCCCTCGCGCACCTAATGTACTTTTGACTGCTCCAGCGATCGTCTTGATGCCTTTCTTGAGCTTTTGTTGGCCATCTTGGCCTAAATGAACATGTTTTACTACCATTTTATTATATTTTGTCACAAATATAGCAGATTTTCGTGACAAAAACAAAAAAACCCTCCGATTGGAGGGCTATTTTATCTATTTTTTGGCATTGTTCGTTTAGTTGGGCCTAAATTTCTTACTTTTTTAGTTTCAGTTAGCATTGATTGCCTTGATTGTTCTGTAGATCCCTTCATAGATTCTGGAGTAAAAGTTCTAACTACTCTTTTTGGCTTGTTTTTACCTTCTGGTAGTTTTTCGTTTTCTACATTTCTACGTATATCATCTTTTGCTACACCAGCAGAAGATTGATATTTGTTAGGTAAAGACTCTACGTATTTCTGAGCTAGTTTGGCTTCTCTGATATCTTTCCTGCTTGATTTAATATCTTTTTTGATAGACCTTTTTTCAGACGCGTCGGAAGAAGCTCTCTTTTCAGATTTCAAACTTTTTATATCTTCCTTACGTGTTTTTTGGAAGTCTCCTAAAGCACCACTAGTTGCATATCTTCCTTCCTCACCTAGAACATCACCAATAGCACCATAGTAAGCAGCAGCCATTTTTCGCTCTTTGCCGTATGTGTAGCCTTTTTGACGTTCAGATGTTGATTTTTTAACAGGTATCTTTTGAGTCATCAATTTACTACCTCCGCCCCTAGTTCTTGTAGGTGAAGCCCATGATTCAACTTCATCTTTTTTAATTCTTCCAACTGTAGTTGTTTTAGGTTGAACTAATTTAGGCTGTTCTGGAGCTTTACCTGGACTACCTGGATCAGCACCTGGATCCTTGTACATTCTTGTTACATTCATTGGACCTTTAAATCCAGTCTTTTTTTGCTCCTCGTAATCATGCACAAGTATACGCTCATTTGGTAAGCGACTTTGTTTAAAAGACTTATTAGATGGAGCATTGTAGAAGCTCTCTAACTCTGATCCAGATAACTCCTTCTTACCATAAACAGACATCTCTTGCTCTTCAGTCATATCTTCAAGAGTTCCTTTTGCTTTTCTTGTCGGTTTACTTTTTAAGAATTCGTCATATGCAGCTTTTTGTTTGTCGTAAGACGATTTAGCCTCAGACTTTTGTTTGTACTCAGAAGATGCCTTACTGTAAGACTCTTGAGCCATTTTGTTTCTCTTTGAAGTTTCAGCTATATCACCCTTTCTGGCAAATGTTCCAACAAATGGATCGTCTTTAGGACCACTTATTTTTACTTGCTGTAGATCGCTCATTGCTTTAGTAACATCCTGTCGTCTAGTAGGAAGACTTGGTGGGTCACCAATCATCATTTTACGACCCGTTCTCATTAATGCCATAACAATATAATTTTAAAAATTAACAAATTGAGATGAAACTCATTGTCTAAACCTTCCTCAGCCTTGTAATACTCAAAACCAACATTAAGGCCGTAAGGCATACTAAACTGTAGGATTACTGTCATCCTTTCCTCCACCTCTTATTATTTATAACTCCAGGCATATCTGGATCAATTTTTCTGTTTGTTTTTGTTTTTGTAACACCGTTCTTAGTAACTGTTGTAGTTTTTACTGGAACTTCATTATAATACTTTGTAGGTAGACCTGATGGAGTTTTTTTGATAGGTCTGAATGGATTAGGAACAGCTACAAACTTATTTGCTGTAGTACGTTCAACAGTCTTTATTTTTTTATCGTTTGGCATGACTTTATTTTTTGTAAAGATAATGAATTATTTTTTATACGATCTAAGTTCTTCTTGATCGTGTTATTCCGTTTGATGTGTTTTTTAACCATATGGCAAATATACGGAATTTTTGGGTAATACCCCCATCTGGCGCGCCAGCCCGATCGACCGAAACGACTGGCAAATCGATAGGGGGGTATGTATTTCGGAAAGTTCGGTCGGACTTTTTGGCTTTTTGCCTAGCGACCTACCTACCTGCCTACCTGTACGCTACGCGCACGTGTGTAGGGGTGGGTGTGCTTGTGCGCAGGGGTGGGGTGGTGTGTTGTTATCTGAGACCAATTACCCCTACCTTAAAATCGCTCGACAAACTTGTATTATAATTTGCATTATGTTAAATAGACCAACCGACCAATCGTTCAATCGTCCGTCCGTTCTACGTTTCAGCTCGATTGATTGGAGGGGAGGGGTTACCCCGTCTTGTAATCTTACTTCACAAATGAATTTACTGCAAAATAATCTAAATCGATCCCAAACCCAATACCAATAAGACTTTGCCAGTCATTACAGCCTTCTCCAATGGTGTCGTCACTACGTATAAACACTTAGATTCTTCTACGTATTAACACGTATTTTTCAAAACGTCTAAAAAAAAATCGTTATTAATCCAATCAGTTGCCGTTACTTTGATGTAAGCAAACGAGCTAACAACAATACTTCTTACTAGAAAACAACACGGAAATAAGGGTGCGACTAGCCTAGTGCATAAAGTCTAAATGAAACCGATAATAAACACCGAAAGGGAAATGGTTAAAGTGTTATAGGCAATGAATAGTAATTAGATTAATAAATATCGGTCTTTGACATCTTGGAACATGCGTCGCCTACGATAACATCAAAAAAGCGGAAGCTGAAAAGCAATTAAGACTACTCCTATTTCACGCATGGTAGGTTACAGATAAAGATAATATCCTTGTGGTGGTTCGATTCCACCTATATAAGTGTGGTGCAAGGTACATTATAGCCGTGTTGACTATGAGTCATTAACTGAGAGCGAAACTCAGCACGGCACTAACCATTTAAATTTATAGCCATGAAAGTAGTATTTGCAGTTTGGACAAGCAGTTTAGCATTTGGTATTTTGTTCGGTATTGGATATGCCGTCTACCAAATCATAACAGGTCACGTTCCACCGATTTACATTTAGGTTAACTGATGAGAATTTAGTATTCGAAACGGCATTCACAAGATGCCGTATTAACCAATAAAACATAGAAATCATGTATTACACAATAGAAATTTATTTAGAAAAAGGTCAATATGACTATACTGGCGAGATTCAAACAGAAGACAGATATATAATTGTCGATGCGGATGGATTTGATGCATGTGGTATACACATGACATTAGATGAGGCAAAGAAATTTATCAACGAGGTTGACTGATGAGGTCTCAATGACCGAAACGTGACTACGTGTCACGTCTTAACCAATTTAATTTAATAGCCATGAGCACAAAAATCTTAAAGATTGAAGGGAACTTCGAGGTATGGGGATTCTTTCTAAACGGAACATTAGTTAAGACTAAGAGATTATTAATTCCATTCAGAGCGCGATGATACTAGTATTTTTTAACCATCGTAGAGAGCAGATAATCATCACGAAGGAATTTGAGAACGAACAACATTTTAATAACTACGTAGCTTACATGCAAAAGCGTTACGGCTACCAATTAGACGAGGTATATAACAAATAGAAATTATGGAAAAGAGAATGAACAACGTAGGCTTTCACAAGGCGGAAGGCACTATCAGACAATTGACAATCAGAGAGCAATTGATTCGCAACAAGCAATTCGTTGGCATCAACGACATCAAGCACCCGATACACGGAATAATATCCGTTGACAGAGACAAGCTAGACGACCTACTCAAGTACGAGGAGGGTCAATTGATTCGATTCAAGGAGAGCATGTTTCACCAAGGTTAACTGACGAGATTTAAATAATCGAAACAGCACTCCAAAGGTGCTGTCTTAACCAATAAAAACTTAGAACAAATGAGAGTAATTAGAATCAACACAACAGCATTTAATGAAGAAGACTTCTATCTATTAACTACCTTGAACGATGACCAAATCGCTGAAGTCATCCAACCAATCGTAAACGCAGAACGAGATGGATATGAGGAGTACACGAACGAAGATTTGTTCAGAGCGTTAACGGATAGATTTCCGAATGACAAGATAGACATGTTTCATGAATTTGATAAACTAACATTTTAGAACTTATGGCTGAAATAAATTTTCAAAAAGAAAAATCATGGAGCATTAAGGATAAATTTCCTATTAATGTTTATGTTGAGAAATCATGGACGGGAACATACTTCGTTATCACTGCACCAATCATGAGCATAAGTTATGGTGTGTGGGAAGAATTAGATTCAAATAGAGAGGTAGACATATCAAGATATGAATATGACAATGGTAAAGCAACATGGACTTCCTACACCCTAGACCAAATAAACAAATGGGGAGAAAAGAATAAAGATAAAATAATTATTAACCTATAACTTATGGACACGATAGACAGAATAATCGCATACGAGAGCGGGATGCTTGATGGTGCAGAGATGGTATACATGTTCTCTGAACTTGTAAAAAATGGTAGCGCATGGTCGTTACAAGGTCATTACGGACGGATGGCATCCCGACTAATTGAGGTCGGGATATTAACCAAGGATGGTGACATAGATGAAATGAGAGCAATAGAATACGGAATTAATATGTAGAAATCATGAAAGGAAGTTTTATAAATTGGATGTACTCAACCATCCAAACAATACCAAACAAAGGTGATTGGGCAACAATATGTCTATACACCGACCGACAAGTAGCTAAGGTACATGACGTATCTAAAGACGGCAAGAGTGTAATCATCCAACACTGCAACACAACAGGAGATGGGACTGAACTACCAATGGGACATCAAGATTGGAAGCACGAACCAATAGACCATTTCGAGACGATAGTATATAGAAACAAGTCTTGGAGAAAGGAAAGCAAGTCAATCGAATTTGACGACAAGTGGTACAAGCAGTACGAGAGGTCTGGCGAAAGATTCAAAGACTACACAATTGGTCTTGACCTTTGGGACGAACGAGGACGTCTCAAGCTAATTGATGGAGTAACTAAATTAAAAACAACCTATAGTAAAATAAACATAGTGTTCGGTGTATGTGACTATCACTACGATTGGACATTTTAAATCTAGAAACAAATGCTAAAACAATTCAGCCAGTCGCTCTACCCAACGGGACGTTCGGTAAGCCAAGTAAACTACACGTCAAGATACACGACGTTAACCAACACCAAGAAATACATCTGCCTATCTGTCGAGGACATCGAAGCAAGTGTTCGGGCATTCATTCGACAGCACGGCATGACGACCGACATGTTGTTCGGTGAGTTCGATGGGGAGGTATTAAAGCTTTCCGTTCTGACTTGTCACAAAGACAAACGGTCAGCCTTATTCTTCGGCATGTTTAACAGCCAACCAATCGTTGACACTAACACGATGATTGTGACTTCTCTACCAACACCTCAAGTAACAGGCACTAACACGCAGAGAATCAGCTACATAAATTATGTCATTGACAACCTGTGTTGACTTTATGTTAAGTTTGTGTCGACTTTTTTCGACCTAACTTACACATTATCAGTCAATTATCCATTTTAGTGTTAACTTTACGACTTTTAGTCCCTAGTGGTAGAATTTTTTTTTCTACTACTATATCTATATATATATATTTTTTTTTTGAAAAATAGAAAAAAGTTGTAAAGTTAACACTTTCCTTATAAACACTAGAAAAACTTAACACAAAGTCGTAATAAAGTCAACACAAAACCCCAAAAGTCAACACTATGAACGAACTAATAAAATTTACAATCGAGAATTTAGGTCTGAGTCACATAGAGTTCAAACCTAATCCCAAAATACTTGGAGGTCGTTTAATACTACGCACCAAGTACGACAGCCAATTGGTCAAACGATATGCCCATCGGTCTGAGATAGACAACCTAACTGGCGAAATAATAATTAAATTTACTAATGTAAAAATCATACTATGCTAGAACAAATTTTTAAAGACATCTTCATGGACACCATGGAGAGGTTAAGGGAGATGACTCCAATCGACAGGCATGACGTTCTGTTGTCAGCTTATGACTCAAGGCAGAGAGAGAGCTTTATTCAGATGTTAAACGAGCTATCTGAGTGTGCGTTAGACCTTGAGTACTATGAGATATGTGCAACCATAAAAAAGATAAAGGATGAAGAACTATCAGTGGTGGACTAACTTCAATTGGGAGTTATACATGCAAGTAATAAAAGCAAAAAATGAAAACATATAACGTAACAACCGATACCAATGACGTTATAAAGGTAACGACGAGCAACATAGACGAGACGATAGAGATGATGTCAGCTATGCTTGGCGTAGTCATAATAAGTTATGAAGAATCGGTTGTCCAAATACCTATAATACCATGGGAAATATCATCAAATTAATTTTATTCTTAGCAGTACTATATTCTGCTTCATTTGTTTTACTTATAACTTTAATCTTATGTTTAAATCGATTATTTTGACGGTCGCTATGATGACCGCGCCGTTCGTTGCCGATGCGCAATGGTCGGTACCTAAAAGAGACTTCAAGAAGGTTAACGAGCACACTCTTGTTCTAAAAGACTTTTCAAGAAGACGTATACGTTCAATGATTACAATCGTTCTAACAAACCATAACTACATCTTGGACACGATGATATTCAACTCAAAGAGTCCTGTACCTTTCTTTCAGAGTTGGGAGTCATCAACTGACGTAAATACTATGGCTGTTGTTGAGAACGAGAAAGGTAACTACGACATCTACTTGTTTCATCACAAACGAGAGGAGACATTCTACTTTAGAGTTAATGGACTAAACTACGGATACTTACCATGATTAAGGCTTGGGATGAACTAGAGAGAACCGTCTCGCTATTTTGGATAGGTGACGAAGACAACCCAACATCAAGATGGTATCTTGACATGGGTGTAAAGATAGAGCGCTTTGAGTCGGATGGTCGCATCGTCATACACGACACCATGACAAACAGCGAGAAGTACAGGCTGATTAACGATATACAAGAGTACTACTTCACTGAGTATGGTTGGTATGTAGGCTGTCTAAAGGTAAACATAGACGCCATTGAGGAGCGTATTGACTGGCTACATCACTGCATAAAGTACACTGATGACAAAGAGTCAATAGATAAGCGAATAAAAAAATATTCCGACAAACTGTTGGATTATAAACAAAAGTTAAATAAATTTGTATAAAATTATGGCACACTGGAGAAATTTAATGAAAGACAACAAGTACCTCGGAGCATGGGACTTAGAGGTTAACGGCAAGTACGAGCCGAAATTAGTAACAATTGACAAGATATACCAAGACACATTTGTTGGTGAGATGGGTAAAGAGGACAAGGTGTTTGTTAAGCTAAAAGAGTTTGACAAGCCGATGGTCTGCAACCGATCGAACTTCAAAAGGCTTGAGACATTCTTCAATTCATTTGATCACAACGACTACCTCAACAAGCAGATAGTGTTAGGCACTGAGAAGGTAAAGAGTCCTCAAGGCATGGTCGACGCGCTGAGATTCAGCACACGTCCATTGCCTAAGCTACCTCAACTGCCAGACGACAAGCTTGAGAGTGCTGTCAATGCAGTAAAGGCTGGCTCTACGTCTATAGAGAAGATACAAAAGCAGTACAGCCTAACTGCCGAACAATTAAAAGCTTTGCAAGATGTTTAGGTGTTCAACAGCGTATCCCCTGTTTTTAGGGGATGCTGGCATTACAGCCAAGCAACAGGAGACATTGGACGGTCTACTTGCAAAGATAAAGTTAACTGAGAAGCAGGCTATACTACGTGATGAGTTGATGGCAAAGCGTGACGCTCCATACGAGCTGTCTGCTGGAGCTAAGACCTTAATCGAGGAGGCGGTTGAGCAGGAGCTATGGGGTTACAAGCCATCGTTCAGTAGTCGTGATACGACAAAGGGTAATATGGTAGAGCCTATATCTATAGACCTATACAACCGCTTAAACTTCACGAGCCACGTTAAGTCTGAGATGAGTCTATCTTACAAGGGCATACTAACAGGTCATCCTGACATTGCAAACGAGGACACAAAGGTAGTTATAGACATAAAGTCCCCTTGGTCTAAGAAGACATTTCCTAAGACCATTGAGAAAGCACGTAACTCTCAGTACGAGTGGCAGGTAAAGTTGTACCTATTTATGTTGACAAAACAAACGGGTACGCATTGGAGATACGGTCGTATAGCCTACATGTTGGTAAACACTCCAGAGGAGTTGATACCAGAGAGTGAGGACGACAGCCTTCACTACATGGACGACCTTTCTGACAACCTAAGACAAATCATCGTGCCAGTTGAGCTAACAGATGACGACATAAAAAAGATAGACGAGCGGTTAGACATCGCTATTGAATACGCTAACAAATACAGACAGAGATGGATATAACAAGAGAATGGTTACTAGAGCAAGGCTTCACTGAGCTAACAGGCGATAGATACGAGTTTAAATACGAGCCAACACTAAGCATAACGATCGACTTACAGGTCGATGACAACGCTGTGATATTCGTAAATCAAGACATGGAGAGAATAGGGCCCGATCAGAGTGTGGTCTTAACGACGGTGAGGACGAGGGCAGAGATAGTGGCTCTGTTAAAATTATTAATTAAAATCAAATAAAGTATGAGTAGTTTTAAAATGAAGGGAGTTGTCCACAAGGTAGGACAAACGATGATTGTGAGCGAGAAGTTCTCAAAGCGCGAACTTGTGATGGTTGACAACAGTGATGCCAACTATCCGCAGTACGTTAGTTTTGAGTTTACGCAAGACAAGACCAGCTTACTTGACAACGTGATGGAAGGCCAAGAGATAGAGCTATCTTTTAATCTGAAAGGTCGTGAGTGGACATCGCCAGCAGGTGACGTTAAGTACTTCAACACCTTACAAGGTTGGAAGATTGAGGGAGAGGCTCCTAAGCAAGAGCCAAAGCAAGAGGACGCATTACCTTTTTAAACGCTTAAGTAAAAGTGCCGAGCAGGGAGCGGAGCCTGCTACACGCCCCCCTGTGGTGAGATATCCACAGGCCCAGTGCCATCGAGCTTACCGTAAGATCAGCTCACTTAGATGGCCTTATCTGTATCGGGAAATTGGACGTGTCCTTATAACTGATACAACCCCCTAGTAAGACTATCTGATCAATAGACACTGCTAGGGGTTACCAACTAGTAACTTACTAAATGGTAAGGTTCTCAAGTGGCTGAGTGGTCGAAGGCGAAATATGACTTAAAAGATGGGGAGCTTGACCATCATTAAAACTGTAGGAGTTTCAACGTATGTCATGCAGGTAAACGGATGCGGCAAGGGTTCGAATCCCTTCTTGAGAACATTTAAAATGCTATTGTGGGAGTGACTTACTTCAACCCTCTGACAGCTGGAAAGACAGCGTTAGTCAGGTGGCGGAAGGCTAGGGATTTCCCTGGCGTGGTAGACGCACGGAGGTCAAAGGATTTTGTACACAACTTCGGTAAGTGAGGATATTGACTGATGAACACTTACAAATACAGGTTCGAGTCCTGTCCTGACAACAAATTTGTTCATGGTGGACAACAGTTAGGGTTCTGTGGTTAGCCTCCACATAGGTAAAAACTCTAGGCAGATGGGTGTGGCCAGTCTGTCTTTTTTTTTCTAAATCAAAAGATATGTATAAAAAAGGAGAGAAAGTTTACATCATCAAGCTAATTGATGATAAGCGCTACTTCGACAAGTACGAGGTAGTGAGCGTTGAGGACGCTAAAGATAACGGCTGTTGGTTGACAGGTATCAATCAGCTTGGCAATCAGACAACCAGATGGTACAACAATTCTGAATTTATAAAGTCAGATAGTATTGTCGAGTCACTGGTCAGTCAGTTGAGAGACCGATCGGCTGTTGGGATGGCGAAGTACAATACGAATTTAGATCGTAATGACTTAACCATAAAGGAGTGGGTTGAACATGCCAAGCAGGAGGCCATGGATCTTGCGCTATATCTTGAAAAAATAAAACAAATGTTATGAAAACATCAGGTTATAAACTGATATTTGTCCAGTTTTTTGCACAATAAACTGGACATTAAAGTATAATAAACATAAAATAAAAATAATTATGAAAACAGCAGTAGAATGGTTGGAAAATGAATTTCAAGAAATGTGTAAAGATTTCGGAGGGGTTCATTCAGGTTTTATTGTAAAATTTGAACAAGCCAAAGCCAAAGAGAGAAGTCAAAAGGCAGAAGAATACCTAAAAGGCTTCAAAGATGGTAAAGAGTACCAAATAAAATTAGATGAATTAACCTTTAAATCAGAATAGAATGAGCAGTGAAGATATTGGATTTTGTATTGTTTATGGAGCAATTAGTGTTTCAGGATTTTGTATAGCAATTCACTATTGGTATTACCAATTATTTAAAAAAAGAAATAAAAACCTTTAAATCAGAATAAGATGAAACAAGAACTAACAGAACAAGAAGTAATTGAGATGATGGGAGAACCCCATTACAAATCATTTGCAATGAACATTTATGAACTAATTAAAAAAAGCGAGGCATACAAAGATCTTGATGATGCTGTTTTTTATATTGGAGCTGAGCCATTAGATGAGACAACTTGGTTTCATTTTGAGGCAACAATTAAAAAATTACCATTTGGTGATGATTTTGGATTTACAAGAATGGTTATTACTGATGATTTTGATTTTGTGTTGGACAGAGTTAATGATGCTAAAAGAGAAATAAATAAAAATAAATAACATGACAGCAAAAGAAGAAGCAAAAAAGATATACGAAAGATTTTTAAATATCAGTCACGACATGAGTCCAGAATATGCCAGACGGTCGGCCATTGAAGCGGTCGATCTTATGTCAAGTGTATGTAACTTATTGTATATAGATTATTATTTAGATATAAAAGAAGAATTAGAAAGTGGCGATTGTATATAACTCAGCAACATGCCTACAGTGTTTAAAAACATTAGTAAGCAGACACGTCCATGACTTTAATAAGTGTGGATGTCCAAACGAAGCATTTGTAGATGGCGGTTCATACTATCAAAGGTACGGTGCAAAAGACATGAAAAAGATACATGCGTATGCTATAAATGACGATGATGACTTTGAGCTTGTACGTCAGTTTGCAACACGAGGTAGTCGAGGAATAGATGGCAAGCAACCTCTGATATGGATACCAATAGCACATCTAACAGATGATCACATCCAAGCAATACTTGAATATGGTGGTGCAGAATGGCACCTTGAATTATTAAAAAAAGAAATCAAATACAGACATGAAAATAGAACTTAAATCAAAAATAATTAATGATAAATATACAGACTATGTATATGAATCATTTGATATTCAGAACAGAGAAGAAACATCTGTATCTATTCCTATGAGTTTAGGAGAAGCAAAAACTTTTGATTGGAATATAGGTGTTATACTCGGTAGTAGTGGTAGCGGAAAGACTACAATTTTGAAAAAATGTGGTGAGTTAAAACAATCTAAATTTGATTACAATAAACCATTAATAAGCAACTTTAATTGGCTAGAGCCAAAAGAAGCTACATTAGTTTTAACTTCAATGGGTTTATCATCAGTACCAACTTGGTTAAGACCATTTAATGCATTAAGCAATGGCGAACAATACAGGGCAACATTAGCTTACTTGGTTGCATCTGCTAAGGATGGTGAAGTAATACTAATAGATGAATATACATCTGTTGTTGATAGAGATGTTGCTAAAGCTATGAGTTTTGCATTACAAAAATACATTCGTAGAGAAAACAAGAGGATTATTTTAGCATCTTGTCATTATGATATTTTAGAATGGTTAATACCAGATTGGACTTGTTCACCGCAAAAAGGAGGCGTACTCGAAAGGTGCGACTATCGAAGGCACGGCAGACCAAAAATCGAACTACAAATTAGTAGAGTCGAATCTGAAACTTGGAACCTCTTCAAAAAACATCATTATCTAACAGAAGAAGTAAATAAAAGTTGTAAGTTTTTATTATTTGAATGGCAAAACAAACCTATTGCAATTATTGCTATAATAAATCAACCAAGGAAAGGTTGCCCTAATGGTTTTGCTATAAGTAGAATAGTTGTCATGCCAGATTTTCAAGGAATGGGATTGGGCGTTAAGTTATCTGAATTTGCAGGAGGTATTATAAGAAATGAAGGAGGTCTTTGTTTTATAAAAACAGTAAACCCAGCGTTAGGTGTGTACTTTAACAAAAGTAATAAATGGAGACCAACAGTAAATAATGGTAAAAAAAGAACTATAAAAGAAGATACTGATAAAAAAGCATCTAACAGATTAGAAAGAGCTTCTTACTGCCACGAATACATAGGAGAAAGCATAAGCGGTTATGAAGAATTATTATTACCAATAAAAGAAATGAGAAAATGAAAACAATAATCCAATCGATAATTGATAGAGACAGTTTAAACTCTCCATCAAGAAAACAGCATCTCGTTCACAAGAGAGCACATCTTTATGTTCAGTTGAGAAAGGCAGGTCTTACATTAAAAGAGATAGGTCAGTTGTTCAATCGGGACCATAGTGCGGTCCACTATTGGATAAACAAATACGAGTACCTATTATCAGTTAATGACCAATTACTTTTAAACGACATAAAGGAATATGATAACATACTTTAAATCAATTAACGAAACATCATCACCCTATCACGTAGATGTATCTGTAGCTATCTCAAGGATACGCGATGGTAAGTCTATGCAGTTGGTAATGGACGTTAGATCTGAGACAGACAAAAACAATCGAAATGAGAAGAAGAAGTTACTTCCAGCGATATGTTTCTCTGGCCAGTTTTCAAAACGTGCAGACACTGCTTGCATAAATCATAGTGGTCTAATATGTATAGACTTCGATGGTTTTGATGATGATGTACATCTTTCTAACTTTCGGAAGAAGGTTGAGAGCGATGAATACACATATTCATGTTTCTTGTCACCTTCTGGCGATGGGTTAAAGGTTCTTGTAAGGATACCAAAAAATCCCATGCATCATAAGCACTACTTTAATGCACTCAAGACGTACTATAACATCCAACAGTTTGACACCACGTCACGCAACATATCAAGGGTTTGCTATGAGTCATACGATCCAGACATATATGTAAATGAGCTGTCTTCAATATGGACTCAGATAGAGGGTGATGTTGAGGTTCCAGTAGAACGTAAGCCTGTTATGTTTGTTGTTGAGGATCACCAAGAGATAGTTCGTAGACTTAACTTATGGTGGAACAAAAATCACGGCATGGTGCCAGGACAGCGTAACAATAACTTATTCATACTAGCATCAGCTCTAAATGAGTATGGCATAAACAAAGAGGACGCTATGGCAGTACTTCATGAGCACGACGTAGATGGATCAATGTCTAGAGAGATACCAACCATCATATACAGCGCTTATAAGAACGTACAGCAGTTCAACACGAAGTACTTTGAAGATAAGGACAAGGAGACCTCTATAAAGAATGACATAAAGATGGGTATTCCTGTCGAACAAGTTACTACAAAGTACAACATAGAGGAGATTCCATCAGTAGACGATGATTTCTGGACCAAGAGTAGTAAGGGTAAGATAGACCTAGTGCCACACCTCTTTAGACGTTTTTTAGAGAGGAGCGGTTTCTATAAATACTATCCACCAACTTCTATGAACTTTGTATTTGTCAGAGTGGTTGACAATACGATCAGTGATGTAAACGAAGATGTAATTAAAGACTTCGTTCTCAAGTACTTATACGATCGTGATGATATGTCAGTGTATAACTTCTTTGCTATCAACACTAAGTTCTTTCAAGAGACATTCCTAAACTATGTCTCTAAGATCGATGCTGACTTCATTAAAGACACCCAAGATATAGCATACCTATATTACCTAAACTGCGCTGTTAGGGTGTCGAAGTCAAGCATTGACATGATAGACTACAAAGACCTATCTGGTTATGTGTGGGAGAAGCAGAAGATACAGCGTAACTTTAACCTATCATCTTTTGATGATTGTGAGTACAAGAGATTCATCAACAACATAGCTGGTGACACGCCAGACAGACAGCGTTCTGTTGAGTCTACCATTGGTTATTTGATGCATTCGCATAAGCCTGCAAGCTATGCTCCTGCGATAATACTTAATGACGAGGTGATCAGTGACAACCCAGAGGGAGGTACTGGTAAGGGTATATTCGTAAAGTCTATCAGCCACATGAAGAAGATGGTGATAATAGACGGAAAGGGATTCAGCTTTCAGAAGTCATTCCCATATCAACGTGTACAGGTTGACACGCAGGTGTTGGTGTTTGATGATGTCGCTCGTCACTTTGACTTTGAGAGATTGTTCTCAGTAATTACTGAGGGTATAACACTTGAGAAGAAAAACAAGGATGAGATTAAGCTAGAGTTTGAGGATTCTCCAAAGATTGTCATAACTACAAACTATGCCATCAGAGGTGCTGGTAATTCATTTGAGAGACGTAAGTGGGACCTAGAGTTCAAACAGCACTACTCGAAGAACTACACGCCAGAGAGCGAGTTCGGACACATGTTATTTACTGATTGGTCTGACGATGAGTGGATACGCTTTGACAACTACATGATATCTAATCTACAGCTTTACCTAAACAAGGGTTTGATGCAGAGTGAGTTCAAGAATTTAAAAACTCGTAAATTTATTGCTGAAACAAGTGCTGACTTTTGGGAGTGGTGTACATCAAAGGATAACATGGGTACAAAAGCTAACATGCCTACACTTGGGAATACTCTATATAACTCATTTGTTTCCGAGTATCCAGACTATGGTAACTATGGTAGGTACAAGATATCACAGATAAAGTTCTACCGATGGTTAGATTCATTCGGTGAATATAAGTACGGAATGAAGCCAGAGATTACTCGTGGAGCAAATGGTAAGAATGTAGAGTTTAAGATTAAGCAAAATGAGCAAAGTAGGTTAAACTTTTAAATTATGAGCGCAATAGCTAGGCTTAAAGAAAAAATAGGTGTTATAGACAAGCTATTGAGCGTTACTGCTAACAGTACAAGGAGACATGCTGAGTTGAAAGAAATGTATGAAGATTATACAATGACGCATGACTTCTTGTCTGGAGGTAGAGATAACTTGGACTACAGACCTTACTATTCTATAAGGGAGCTATCACGTTCTAAAAATCAAAACGAATTAAATGAAATCTACGATGAACTTAAGAGACTATCAATCAGAGATAGCACATAGAGCTGTTAATATACTTTTAAATAAAAACATAGTCTATCTTGCTATGGAGGTTAGGACTGGCAAGACGGCAACATCTCTTGAAACAGCTAGGATTTATGGAGCTAAAAGAGTTTTATTTCTAACTAAGAAAAAGGCCATAAGATCAATAGAGAATGACTATAGAGACTTTGGATTTTCAGAACACTTTGATATCACTGTGATGAATGATGAGTCTATGCATAAGCTAGAGGACACAAACTATGATCTTATCATACATGATGAGCACCATAGGTTTGGAGCTTTCCCAAAGCCAGGAATGCAGACTAAATTATACAAGCAGATGTTTGCAATTAAGCCAATGATATTTCTATCTGGAACACCAAGCCCAGAGTCATACAGTCAGATATATCATCAGTTCTGGGTGAGTGCATATAGTCCTTTTAAACACTACGTTAATTTTTACAGATGGGCCGATGACTATGTCAATAAGTATCAACGGAATATAAACGGCATACTTATAAATGAGTACGACAAGGGTATAGAGCAGAAGATAATGTCTGCTGTTTCTGAGTACATGATAACCTTCCAACAAAAGCAGGCTGGATTCTCTACTGAGATAGAGGAAGAAATATTGCATATCGCGATGAGCGATACCACAAAAAACATAATCAAAAAATTAGAGCGTGATCTAGTTGTTGAGGGTAAGGACGAAGTCATATTGGCCGACACGCCAGTCAAACTTATGCAAAAACTACATCAGTTGTGGAGCGGTACCGTAAAATTTGAGAGCGGTAACAGCATGATAATAGATACTACAAAGGCTGAGTTTATAAAGTCAAAGTTTAAAGACTCAAAGATAGGAGTATTCTATAAGTTTAAAGAAGAGCTGAACGTACTTAAGCAAGTATTTGGTGATGACTTAACCACAGAGTTACATAAGTTTGATGATGAAGGTTATAAGGTAATAGCCTTACAAATAGTATCTGGTCGTGAGGGTATATCCTTAAAAAATGCTGACTATGTTGTCTTTTATAACATAGACTTCAGTGCTACAAGTTATTGGCAGGCCAGAGATCGCATGACCACGATGGCAAGAAAATTTAATAAAGTTTATTGGATCTTTTCTGAAGAAGGAATAGAAGATAAGATCTATGAGACAGTAAAATCAAAAAAGAAGTTTACAGTAAACATTTTTAAGAAAGACTATGGAATCAAAAATTAAAGCACAGTATCAATTGATTAAGGATATCGAATTTGATATGATCAAGTTAAAAAGATTTAAACTTGAAGCAGAGCAAGAACTTGAGCGTCTCATATTAGAGGCTGCCGATCAACTAAAAATAAATTTCGATGAAGATATTAAATGATCCAATGATTGCAAAGTTGATAGAAACTTTCGATCTAGAAGCGCCAGAACAATTAGTATTAAATGTATGTGACTATGAGTACGTTGATGGAAAAATAATAATAAATTCAATTGAAGTATTGGATGGTAATTTAAAATTCATTAAGTTTGCTGACCTTCAGAAGGTAACGCCACATATTAATAAATATTATACTACGTTTGGCAACAGAACAGCAGATACAAACAAAACTAATCAAGCAACTTGAGAGTGAGGGATATTATGTCATAAAGTTAATTATGACAAATAAGAACGGTATACCAGACCTATTGGCTTTACCAAAGGACTGTAGTGCTTTTTTTGTTGAGGTAAAGAGGCCTGGACATAAACCTAGGCCTCTTCAAGTTTATAGAATAAAAGAACTAAAATCACATGGCATTAAGGCGACGTATTACAGCGGTGAAGGATTTATCGAGGTTGATTGATCTGAGACACCAAATAAAGAGAGACATAATAAATGGCGAACTGATTGAAAACCTGCCAAACAAGTACAACATATCATGGCATTTTTTAATACACAACTTGGTTCACGCTATAGGACCATCTCACGATACCAAAGGTGAGTTTGGCTACAAGAAAGCAGATGACTTCCTGTCAGAGGAAGAGATGTTAAATACAATAGAATATAATTACGAAAATTTAAGTTATGGAGAAAAAGAAATCTATCACGAACGAGAAAAAGATGGCAGCCTTGGTAGGTATTTTGCCAGTAATGATGGACTATATGGAGGATATCAAGGAGATATACCCGAAGGTATATAGTAAGAGAGTAAAAATGTTAGGCAACGACTTTATAAAGGAGGTTGAGCGAAATGGAGATAATCTTTACAAGCAGATTGCTGGTGAGGACGATAAAGAGTTGATGGCGTTCTATCAACAGATCAATGATTTAGGTGTTGCGTTTAATGATTGGCTTAGGAACTTATGATAGACTTGAGATTTATAAAGGCCTTATGGTCTCCATTTAAGCCGTTCAAGTTGAATTGGTATTGTGGTAAAATTGCTATGGGTACTCCATATTTCTACCCTCGTAAGTGGGTAAAGGTGTCAAAGAAAATGGCCCATGAAGAGGCTGTTAGAGAACTTGATGAATGGAAAGTACCAAGCAAGTACAAGCCTACCTACGAAGCTTTATATCAGAGGAACTTAAAATCAAGAATAGCAGTACCAAAGAAGTTCGGATTTAACTTTTGGAATCTTGGATGGAAAACCAAATGGACAAGTACTGATATACGTTTTGAATATGCGCCAGGACTGTCTTTTGTTTTCTTTAAGTGGCAGATCGTTGTGTCTGTAAGTGCTTGTGAGCAAGATCATTACTGGGAGTCTTGGATATATTATGAATACTATACAGACAAAACAAAGTCAAAGAGAGAAAGAATTGAAGAATGTATAAAAGGCTTTCCACAGATATGGACAAATCAATACGGAAAAATAAACTATTACGAATTAATACTTAGAGATAAATGGATAAAAAAGATCAAATGGTTATCGACATGATCAATGAGATGTTTAAAATAGCAGGTCATGACGTAACATACTATGATATAAAAGACAGAAAGGACGATTGGTATACAAATTGGACCATGACTGAAGCTCAATATGATGAGTGGAAATCTTGGGGCGAAAAGTATTTACGAAAAAAATTTAGAATGAATTCTAAACTGGCAGAACGTCAAATGTCAATGATAGGTTTAATGTGGGGATTAAAATTTAATAGATGAGCTTAGATGTAGATTTAACAAGAAAAAAATGGGTAAGTTATGATGAGTTCAAGACTCATGAAATAGAATATGATACATTATATTCTGCAAACATAACTCACAACTTAGGCGAGATGGCTGATAAGGCTGGATTGTATGAGGCTTTATGGAGACCTCATAGGCTTATTGATGGTTACAATATTCCAGAGAAAGACCATAATGCGGAACATGAGTTTGAAGATAAGCAAGAAATACGAGCTAAGGATATTATACCATATATAAAAGAAGGGTTATCTAAACTCCGTGATAATCCAAACAAGTTTAAAAAGTTTAATCCAGAAAACGGATGGGGATCATATGAAGGTCTTTTAAATTTTACACAAAATTATTTAGACGCTTGTGAAGAGAATCCAGAATCAATAGTTAAGGTATGGAGATGAGAGGAGTTTATTGTGTGAATGTTATTATAAAGGCGGTGCCTTTGTCTAACACAAGTAAGTTAGGTATTATACTAAAAGAAGAAACAAGAATACCATTGGCACTTGATGAAAATCTAAAGCCATTAGATGAAGACTTTACTAAAAAATACCTAAAGGTTAAAGACACAAGTAAGTATAGAATTACTTACAACATGGATATTATTAAATACATGTCAAACATTAATTATTAACAATTTACATTTCTTTGATTATAATGAATTATATTTGATGCGTCAATGGAACACATTAACTATATAAACGGAGTCATGAGAGAGATAAACGATCTTACTGACTGTATATATGAAGATCTTACAGATGCTGACTATAAGTCAATGAAGTCAAATGTAGAAAATCTAATCAAAGTACTTAAAGACCTTCTTAAAACACATGAAATACAATCGGAATAGAATTTTTGATATTTACGACAACGTAACTCAAAGTAAAGCAGAAATAGCTAGGATTTTAATAGAAGAAGACCCTACCATCTCTGACAACATAGATACGTTAAGAAAGGGTGTATCTTACCACATTAAAAACAGAGGACTTATTGATGAGTGTGAAAGAGTAGGTATAGACGAGTCTAAAGTTAAACACTATTGGTACAAGGGTAAGCACTACAGTATAAACGTAAACGGAGGGTCAGATTTTGATCCTAAGGAGTTTATATCTGATCTTGTTAACGAGATAAAGACATGGAGTCCAAAGTACGCTAAGATCGCTCGTAACAACTCAATATCTGAGCCTCACTGCCTTGTTTTCGATCCAGCTGACATACACATAGGTAAGATATGCTCAAAGTTTGAAACTGGAGAAGATTACAACAGTCAGATAGCAGTTCAAAGAGTGTTGACTGGGCTTGAGGGTATACTATCTAAGTCGAAGCCATTTAATATTGATAAAATAATATTCATAGCTGGCAATGACATTCTACATGTAGACAACCCAAAACGAACTACAACTAGCGGAACACCACAAGATACTGATGGCATGTGGTATGATAATTTCGTTATGGCTAAAAAACTATTGATCGATATAATAGAAAGACTTATGTCTGTTGCCGACGTTGAGGTTGTTTACAATCCAAGCAATCATGACTACATGTCTGGATTTATGTTGTTACAATGTATTGAGGCTTGGTTTTCTAAGTGTGAAAATGTAAAATTTAATAACGATATGTCCCATCGTAAATATACAGTTTATGGGAATAATTTAATAGGTTCCACACATATGGATGGTGCTAAAACTCAAGACCTGCCTCTCCTTATGGCTCATGAGTCTGGTGCTTGGTGGCATGAATGTAAACACAGATACATCTACGGACATCACATCCACCATAAAACTAGTAAGGACTTTATGTCTGTATGTGTGGAAACCTTAAGGAGTCCTTCTGGCACTGACTCTTGGCATCACAGGCAAGGTTATCAACACGCCCCAAAAGCAGTAGAGGGATTTATTCATCATAAAGAATTTGGACAAGTAGCTAGACTAACACATATCTTCTAATGATCACAGTAGAAGAAATGATAGCTGTTGTAGAAAATTATATCTACGAGAAAAAAAGAGTAAGGGTGCATATCGAATTACGATACCACCCTTTTATTATTCAGTCAGATTTAGATAAGCTAAACTATTGTTACGGAGTCGCTCTTGATTATTTTAAGAAGTAAGGGGCTATTGCCCCTCTCTTATTTTCCCTTCTCTAACAGTTCCCTTTCTAACTGTTCCTTGTCTTGTAGTTCCAGTTCTACCTTTTACTATTCCTTTATTCTCGGCAATTCTTCTTATTATATCCTCTGCCGTCATTCCTCCCTTAATCATTTGAGCGAATTTCATACTAGGTTTACTAATTGTTCTTCTAAGTTTTGCGTATTCAGCCTCCTGTTTTTCATCAAATCCTCCAAGCTTATCTATCATTTTCATTTCCATAGCTATCTTCCTTGGATCTGAGTTCTTGCCGATCAATACTTTTTCAATTTTACCAACAGGACGATTTGTTAATTTTTCAACCTCGTCTATTTTTGTTTTTTGATTTTCTGTATATGATCTCTTTTTAATATTACGTATACCTTTATTTGGAATCTGACCAGCCTCTCTCGGTAACAAACCTAAAGCTTGTGGTATCTGGAAGAATAATCCATAAGCAACTTTCTCTCTATCTTCATCAGATATATACTTAATTGTTTTTCTTCCTTGATACTCATCTTCATACTTTCCAGTCATTGCTAAGTCTATAGCATCTTTTAATTCGCTATATGTTTTCAATGCAACTCCTGGGGCACCAGGTATATATCTTTCCCATCCAGTAGCTTCCATATTTTCATACAGTTGGAATGTTCTTTTTTTCTTCTCCTCTTCAATAAAATCTGCCTCTTGTTTTTCAGTCATAGGTTTATCACCGTTTGCTATTCTTATATCATTTTCAGCCTTAACCAACTCTGCTATCTCATCATCACCAACTAGTGGGTACATTTCAAATAGATTATTAAATCCAGTAATTAAGAATTCATCTGTTAGGCCAGGAAGAGGTGAGAATAAATCCACCAATAAGTTTTTGATAGGCATCTTAAATTCCTTAACATCATCTTCAGTGACTTTCATTCCAAACACATAGAACAATACTTCTTCCTCTTCATCATCATCTTCTCCGTAGAAGTAATTTGTTATAGCGTCTATTGTTTTTCTTATTGCTGCACCTAATAAGTTAAATACTACAATCTCTGCTGGAAGGGCAGCTAGTGATCTCATAGCTATTATCTTATCTTCCTTTGATGATACTTTAGATCCTAATATTTGCATATCATTTATCATCCTAGCTCTCTGGTTCCAAACAAATGATGTAAATGGCATGAAAAGTTTTGTGATCATTTTTTTAGTAGCATCTTCAGTTGCAAATAGTTCTCCAGTTAGTAAAGGATCAGATACGTTCTGTTGTCTATCAACTTGCATTTGAGCATATTCAGCTGCCTTTTTATTTACCTCGTGGTTGTTCCAATCTATATTAGTGCTAAGACCTTGATCTCTTAAACTCTTTAAGTAGTAAGTAATAAATGAAGATTTAGCTACATAAGCATCTGGCGATTGTATTAATGCCTTCAACCACATGTCACCTATCTTACCTACACCATCATAAACTTTACCAACAGCTGAATCAGCCAAAACATTAACTCTCTTGTCTATAGTATCAATATTAGCTTCTGATTTTATACCACGGTTAGATATAGGCATGCCAAGTCTGTCGATCCAAGCATTACTGTTAGGAGTTAAACTTGTAAATCTACCTGCATTTAGCAATGTATTTATTACAGGAGAGAACTGCTTAATTGCAGAACCAATTCCACCTAAAGCTCTAATAGTACCAGCCTTAGCTATTGCATTAAAATACTTCATAATGTCATCAGCGCTACTTCTAGGTATCATCCTCTTACCCTTCATTCTTTTCACGTAAGAGTTCACTCTTGACTTTATCAATGAAGACTCATCTCCAGCTAATTTATCAAAGTTATTAGAGTCCATGAAGCCTTTTACTTGTCTAATAGCGGCAGCTGTATTTATGTCAACAAGTGCATTTCTTAATGAGTTAGCGTTATTCATATCAAAGTTTAGATCAACGTATCTATTCTTTGGTTTCTTTCTAACATTTTCCATCAACACACCAGCTTTTTTTGTATCTGTGTACCCAAGAGATGATACAAATCCGCTATCTGAGCTAGTTATGTCGTCATCTTGTGCCTTAGAAGCCATAAGCTTCATTTTATCTGGAGTATAGTTTATATCACTACTTAACATAGTGTTGTAAACAGACAAACTGACATCATATAAATCTGTATAGTGTTGTTTCCATTGATCTACCCACCAGTCAACAGCTTCTCTGTTTGACTTAGATGAGTTAGCTCTTATGATATCAATGTCTCTAGAATTTACTTTTAACTTAGAGAATGCATTCTCATACATTTCAGCTAGTTTCTGCTCATCGCTATTTCCTTCTTTTAGTTGTTCAATACTCTCAGATATAGCGTCAATTCTCCTATTTAGTTCTGCTTTAACTTGAGCGTTATCACCATTAACATTTCTCATAAGATATGCAAGCATACCTCTTTCTATGATGTTCTGTTGAGTCATAAAGTCCTTTCCGTAGAAATCTTGCTTTGTGTACGATTCAAGTATTTTGTTGTATATAAGTTCAGCTTTATTTTTGCCGTTAACCATATCCAACAATCCCATATCACTCATTATTCTAGTACCAATGGTAGTACCTCTAAATAATTTTTCAAATAATAAAGGTATGCTAAGTATTTCAGTAGATGCTATCTTAGAAGCTTTTGTTTTTATACCAACAGATTTAACGCCAGCATTTACAAGAGCCTTAACTTTCATAGCTCCAACATATGACTGTACATTAGCCTCAAGACCGCTTGTTATTCCGTTATTTAGGAAGTTATCTACAGATTCAGATAGATAGATCAAGCTTCTTGTATCAAGTTCTTTTAGATCCATCTTCATTATAGCTTTTAGGATATCTTTGTTTTTATCAGATATTTCTATAGACTCTCCAGTGATTGGATTGACTCCAGTTCTAATAATAGACTCTACAATACCAAGCATCATGTCTAGTCTTCTCTCAACAAAGTCTTTAACGTCATCGTTGATATCAGTATCTGTAGACTTCATATCCTCTATGATCTTTCTTATCTCATTTAGAGTCATGTCTTTAGATATCAATCCAGCATCCTTAAGATAGTCATACTCGGCTAATAGTTGGTCCTTTTTGATTTCTTCTTGTCTAGATATCTCATCCATAGTGTATTCATTCACGTCAGCTATATTTGCTGGCTGCTTGAATTTTACTTGCTCTCCCCTTACAACAGATGGAGCCATAGCATTTTTAATTGAGTCAGCTATCTCGTTATATGTATCGATGTCTTCAACCATCGATGGATCGATATTCAAGAACGCCTTAGCCATACCGATAACCTCGGCCTGGTTGTTTGACTTAGTAAGTCTTCTTATCGCTCTTCTTGCAGAGAATGCATTGCTTAATTTTTCTTGATAGTTAGCATCAGCAAAAACCTTAGCAACGTAGTCTAAAAATCTTTGTACAATTACTGGGTTGTCAAGATTTATACTGCTAGCTCTATCTGTAATAACAGCAGACTGTTTGGTTGTTATTTTGCCAGACCGAACCATTGACTTGATTATTGCTCCAATGGCTTTTCTTTTGGAATTTAGATCGGCCTTTGCTTCTCTTGACGCTTTGTTCCAAGCAGTAAAGAATTCTTTTCGTAAGGCATCAACGGTTTTTGTTTGCGTCTCTGGTTTTGGTTTACCTAAAATCTTAGCAACAGACGGAGCCTTCTTAATCTTCTCACCGAAGAAAGCCTTGATCTCTCTAACTGCATCTTCTCTTGCTGTATCGTCAGCGTTTACATACCAATCAGACTTTTGTAAGTCACCAAGAGCGGCAGTAACTCCTTGTTCGTGAGAGTTACCTCTCTTTTCTACAGACAGTTCGTACTTATCCTTGGCTTTTTGGATGGCATCTTGTTTGGATGTTGGTTTTTGTTTCTTAAACCTAGTCCCCTCTTCAATAGCAAAATCTGGCAATATGCCAACCTTTTGATCGGCAAATTTCATCTCCTCATATACCTCGCCTACCAATCTATCAGCCTCTTCTATCTTACCTTCTTTACGAAGTTCTCTAGCCTTATCTCTCTTCTTGAATGCAGCGTCATTTACACCACTAAAATTAACCCAGCTATTTTGACCTCTTGTCTCAGATGTCATAGCCTTTCTAGCTTCTGGAGAATACATCTCAGAGTGAACTCTCCAAGCATTCTCTTCTCCTACTGGACCAAAACTGTTGCCTAGTTTGGCGTGACCAAAGAAGTCATGCACAAATCTAAACACGTCATTGATCAACAAAGTCTCACCATTTACATCCTTTCTTCCAGAGTCTTTTAATAATAAATTTTCAGATCTCTGCTCTTCAGTTATAGGCTCATCTCCAAAACCAGATTCTGTAGAGAATATTTTCATCCTCTTATTATCCTTAAGGTCTTTTATCATAGCTTCAGAGTTTGAGTAAGGCTCGTTATTATTTATCTCAACATTGTAGCCTTCTTTAACTATAGCGTCATACTGATCTAATGTTTCCTTAGCCATAGCCTCATAAGCAGCCTTTACCTTCGGATCGTTTGGATTATTTTCCATCTGATCGTAAGCGTCAGATATTCTTTTTGAAAGACCTTCATCTAGTTTTGTTATCTTTTCTACTGGTATATATTCCATACCGATAGATTGCATGTAAGATCTAGCTATATTTTCAGCATCCTTTAAAGGCTCATTGAACAGCTTGTTTCCAGCTACTGGTGCAGTTATTTTTTCACCTTTGTGTTTTTTGAATTTAGTTCCCTCATCAACATAATTTATTTCAATGTCTGATAGAGAAAGTAAATTATTCTCAACATTAGATTTAAGTTTTTCAAGTGATAGTATTCTATCAGATTTTTTGTTTATCAATGACTTCCTTAATTCTAAATTGCTATCCGAATCATATATTTTTTTTGATTGTTTTGATAAATCATTTTTCCAATATTCTAAAGATCTATCTATTGAATCTAAAATGCTTTTTCTTAATTCAGTTATCTTTTTATTTTCTCCACCCATCCAGTCTGGAATGGTTTTATTTTTAATATCAGAAAGATATGCAAAAGGAATTCCAGATTTTTCAAAAGTTTCAGTAAAGTCTTCTCCGTATATTTTTATAGTTGACTTTTGTTTCTTTATTTGTTTTCCTTCTGCTTCTATATCTTCATCAGCATCTTCTACTGATTGACCTTCTTCTGATTCATTAATTTTATAATCAAACTTTTTACCCGATTCTTTCCATTTGTTATATGTATAATTTGCTGCATCTTCATAACTTATTCCTTCTATTTTTGCTTGAACCCCAAGTGTTTTGTAAAGGTTTTTTTCGAAGTACCAAAGTATAGCTTGAACATCAGCTATGCTCAAATTATAACCTTGTTTGTTTAATATTTCTACAGCATCAGAAACTGTATCATACATAAATTGTCTATCATTTTTTGTAAATGGAGCATCATTTAAATTTTCAAATGCTATCTTATATATAGTATTAGCTGCTTTTTCAATATCGCTTCCGTTTTTATATCCTTTAGCCGCATACGAATCTCTATAAGATTTAGATGCAAGTAATGCTTCCTCATTACTCATACCTGCATTACCTAATAATTGTTTAAATCTATCAAGACCTATAGCTTCTCCCTTTTTACTGAATCCGCTTTTTAATCCTGGAATTAATGTTCCTCTATATCTATTAAATGTTCTAGACCACCATCTATCAAGTGTAGGATATGCTTCATTTCCAGATAAATTAGAATAAAACATTCCTAATTTAGGGCCAAATACTGATGCGGCAAATGGAGCTTTAAAACTTACTGGCCAATTTGTAGATAATGGCTCAAGACCTTGTTTTCTTCTTTCTTTATTTATCTCTTCAATAGATTTAACCTCCATTAAATCTTTTTTAATAGCAGCTATATCTCCATTATAATCTGTAAGTAATTTATTTATTCTATTTAAATTAGATTCAAAAGAAGCAACACGTTGCCCAGGAAGAGTAGATGGCATCTTACCATTCTTTTTATAATAATCATATGCGGCAGCAGCTAATTTAAAATTACTCATAACTTTCTGACCATCAGATGTAATAGCTACAAGCATTGTAAACAAATCTCTTGCGTTTTGATCATTTTTCATTTCTGGAAAAACCTTAGACATTGCGTCTAAAGACTTTTGATATAATTCACCATACCATCCTTTTCCACTTTTATCACCCATAAGTTTAATAAAGTATTTAACTTCATCAACCATCCAGTTTGATATTTTCTTTCTAGCATTTGTTGAATTATCTTTTTGATCTATAGTTCCATATTTAGATCTTTGTCTAGCTTCAAGAGCTTCTCCAATTTTTCTAGTTATATTCTTACCTTTAGGTAATCCAAACTCTTCCATGGACTCCTTGCCTTCCATTATGGTTACAGCTTGTTTTTTAATACCTTCAGATTTTTTTTCTCGTTGAGATACCTCAACTTCCTCACCAGTCCTCAAAGATTTAGTCAAACTATTAATAAAGTCAACAGCGTTCTCTGAATTCATAGCATTCAAGAAAGGAACCATAGATTTAGGTAGTCCTAACTTTTGGAATATTCTAGCGATAAGCGCTTTAAACTGATTGAACTTTGTTGTAGTTAGTTCGATCTCAGCTTCAGCCATTATGGCCCCTAGTTCTGACAAATACTCTTCAGCTTGGTCAGATGTTTCATATTGAGATATGAAATCACTTAACCTTTTCTTTAACTTCTTGTCAGTAATTATTCTATTAAGACCATTAGCTAAATCAAGTATAGCTCCGCTATCCATACCTTTCTTTAGTAAGGCATGATGGATAGCCTCATGGAATACAGTTTGAGCGTTACCTCCAGCTGCTAAATTAATATGTATAGCTCCTTCTTGTGTATCGTACGCTCCTCTGTCTCCAGTTTCAGCCTCTTCACCTATTGCAGCAGAGTACTCTTCGTTTGTATTGTGAATATATATCTTAACGTCAGGAAGAGCGTTCAATACCAACTTAGTAGCTGTAGCCGTTCTTTTGTCTGCAACCTCTTCTACATTCTCAAGTGTTACTATGTTTTGTTGTGTAGGTGTTGAAAAACTAGGAGTTCTTCCTTCGTTAAGAGCTTTAGCTATCTCTTTAAATTGTTCGTCAGTAAATTGTGTAGGATTAACTCCAGTACCGCCAGTCTTTACATTCTCAAATGTAGATAAATCAAACAGAGACTCTTGATCAGCAGCTTTTGCAAACTCAATGGCTTGCTGTCTTGATGACTCTGGAGCAACGATATTTAGGTCTATCGATACCTTGTTACTGTTAGGGAATTTATATATACCAACCTTAACTGTATTTTGATCTCCAATTTTGCTTGAATGTTTTTCAACAAAGTCGGATATCATCTCTGGGGTAATCTCTTCAACAGTAGTATTTTCGCTAACAATAGGAACAACCAAACCGCCTCCCTCGTACTTAGTTCCATCTATGTTAAATGTAGCACCATCCTCAGTCTCCATATCAACAGACTTAACTCTATCAAGTTCGGCAGTTGTGTTTGTAGCAATGATAGGTTTATCTATTGTTACTTCTTTACCTTCTTTGGTAACTTCTTCAAGTTTTGTTTCGGGTACTCTTCCCTCCACTTCTTCGCCAACTCTGGCTTCTGGCTGTACAGGAACTTCACCTGTTGTTTGCTTTTGAAAGGCATCTTTACTAATTTTTTGTAGTTCGTTATCAATCTCTGTTATTCTTTCCTTTTGAGCGGCAACAAGAGATTGGTCCTTGCCGTCAATTTCTTTTTCTAGTCTTTGCTTTTCAGCCATAAGGTTTACAGACTTAACTTGGTCCTCAACACTTAGGTTGTCAGGCATAGCATTAAATATAGCACCAACCTTATCAAGAGCGTTCAATTGATTTTGTGCCTCTGCCTTTGTTAGCTTTCCAGATAACATATCGCTCTTAAGTTTTATCACAATCATCTTTCTTAGCTCGTTGTCAGTTGAAACAGTTTTCAAAAAGTCAACGTCCTCATTATCATAAAGTGAGATGTTCCCATTTATAACCTTTTGAGATAAAGCTCCACCACCACTCATAACCATACCGCCAATACCTTCAGCTATACCATCCTCTATAACCATCTTTAGACCATCCATAAAGCTATCTGGGGTATCAAAAAACTCACCTCCAGTTAGTTCGCTTGCTAGTCTATCGTCTTTTTTTATTTCGTTGATCAAACTCTTATATCCAATATCAAGAACCAACGACTGAGTAGCTCCAGTTTCAGCCTCGGTTAGTGCACCACCGACTATTCTTAAACCAAACTTAGCCATATTCGACTTGATCTCTTTGTCTAGTACATTTTGTAAAAGTTCTGCCGATCCTTTACCTGCTGTCTTTTTAACAGCTCCTTGTATAGACTTCATTATAAGAGACTTAGCAAGAGGGTTTTTAGACATAGCTGCACTAAGACCAATCTTTTCCAATATTCCCATACCCATAGCATATGGTAATGCTATTAAGTTCATCTCTGTAAGTGACGTTGTTTCAAAATCTGGATCATTTAACATCTCATCCTCTAAAGATGAATATGCTTGAGCTGACAATGATCCAAAACCAACGTATGGATTAATAACTGATGTAGCCATTGCTGGAAGAGATTCTGCAAGACCAAACAATGCTTTACTAACAATACCTCTATCTTCAGACTGTTGGTACTGTTTAGTTGTGGCTAGATCACCAATAGCGGACTTCATTCTGTTCGAAAGATCTTCTTTTGATTCTTTCCAAGCTTTATTAGCCTCTGCTATTTTTATTTCCTCTAATGAATATCCTTTTGTTTTATAGTATCTCTTTTCCTCCTCTGTCATGTTGTCTGCAATCTGAGAACCCTTTGTTTCTGCTTGTAACCTTCCAACAACATCTCCCGTCTTTATCATTTTTGATATACCGTCTGAAAAACTATTCATAACGCCACCAATAAACGAACCCTCCTTAGCCACGTCAACGACATATTTACCTGTCAAATACTCAAGCTGTTTGACTTCAGTTGAAATAGCCCTTTTTCTTCTAACTAAGTTAGATTGATCTAGATCCAGCTGTAACGCCATTTTGTCAAGTTGTTCTTTCTTAACTCTTATTTGTTCTGGCGTTAAATTTGACGTATTTAATTTCTGAAGTTCAGCATTGTATTCGTCATATCTGGTCTTTAAAAACTTATCAGATTTATTAATGTCATTTAACATTGCGTTGTACTCAGTTCTTGTTTTGTCTAAATATTTATCAGACAAGAACATTCTAACCTTTTGCCTAGCTCTTGAATTTTGTCCTGGATCTAATCTAACTTCATCATACAGTGACTGAATTTTCATTCTTTCAAGCTCAAATGCCTCTTTCTTATTTTTTTGGTATTGTTGATACATAGGAGATTTTTCAAACGCCTTCATATCTTTAAATACCTGTGAGCTATTAACCCCAGGTTTGTTCATCAAGCTTCTATATTCTCCTATCCTTTGGTTTACCTCTTGTTCTAGTTCACCGTAAGGTAAATTTTGGGCCCATATTTTATAGTCTTCGTCATTAAATAACTCTTGTAGGTCTTTATAAAGTGACTGGCTATTACTGCCATTGTTGGAGTAAATAAGACGTCTATCTCTATTTATAAGTTCTGCGTATTTTTGATTACCTGGCTCGTAAGCAGATGGGTCCATATTAGTTATTAAGAAATCTTGAAGTCTTATATTTTCTCCTGTATTATCAGTATCAAGATTTATTACTACTTCACGTAAGCCATCTTTTGTTCTTACGATCATCTCGTCGCCAGCTCCAGATTCTATAAACTCAAAACCATATCTACCGAACTGATTTGTAAGCATTTTTACAGCCTCTTCTTCTTCAAGGTTAGCTATATTGTTATTTGTCACATACCTTTGAACATTTTCCTCAAAAGATTTTACACCTCTTCTTCTTGCTTCTTCAGCGTTTACAGCTTGACCCATCATTGTCTGAGGGTAAAGTGTTTGAAACCAACCTGTATTCTCTACTGATTTCGGAAGTCCAAAAGTAGGCTCTCCATCTGGAAGTAGTTCTCTTTTTAAGACTCCAGAACCTCCTTCTTGTCCGTATGTCTTGTTTAATATCTGGTAATCAGTTAAGTTATCAGCTTGTTTAGGAACAGAACCATACCTACCACCATAACGCTTGTTTAATTCTTTAGCCATGGCTTCTGTAACTACAGACCATACAGAGTCTACACCTGGTTTGATTTGCATCCAAGTATTTGTTCTATCATTCTTTTTAAATCTAAGCCCTCTAGTATTCTCGTCCCATCCTCCAAAAACATCATACAGATCATCCTCTGGTTTGACTGCTTTATCTAAAACAGATGGTATTTTTGTATCTATTCCAGTTTTAATTAACTTCTGATCGGTATCAAAACCAGCGTTAGGTAATTTTACTTTTTCACCAAACTCAATGTTTAAGCTCTCTACTTTTTTAGGATCATTTATTTTATAAAGATCAGAGCCCTCAAGACTTACTACACTTTCGTTTATAATATTTTTTGACATATCTCTAGGAAATGCCACCTCGTACCAATTATTACCTTCTACCTTGTAGAAAACGCCATCCTTACCTCTTCTCAGTTTAAGGTCAGAGTATTCAATAACTGGAGCCTCTTCCATAGCAACAGCTTTTTTACCAGCAGCTATTTGTTCTGGCGTATAATCAAACCCAGTTTTCTTTCTCTCCTCCTTGGTCATTCCCTTCTGAGTCTCTTCTACTATATCCCAAGTTCTGAAATCATCTTTTCTGTAATTCAATCTACCTGCACTTTCCTTCTCAGTTACTTGTCTCCATTTTTGTTGAGGACTAAATGCAGAACTAAATGTATTAAGATCTGTAGTATTAAACAGGCCATTTTTCTTTCCAAGATTATATAGTTGTTGGATTTGCTGACTGTTTGCAGAAGCGAATGTATTAAAATCTGTAGTATTAATTAAACCTTTACTCTTGTATAGATTATAAAGTTGTTGTAATTTATCGTTCATTTATTTAGGGTTTTTAAATAAATCATCACCTTCTGCTTTTCCGCTCTTATTATTTGTTGATTTTCCTCCCATTACAGCTCTTTCTGAAGCATCCCATTCGTCAAATGCTGTTGAAGATGTAGCACCTGTTCCGCTAGCAAATCCTACTATTGGAGCCAAATCTCTTGCATTTTGGAAATATCCAATCTCAAAATCTTGAGCCTCTTGACCTCCAAATCCATTTGACACGTATCTAGTTTCATATACAAAAACACCTGGCTGCTTAGGCTTAAATTCAAACCTATATTTACCTCCACTAGCCGCTGCTAATCTAGCAGCTCCAGCAGGACTTCTATCATTAAATCCACTTACTATCTGTCGATATAATGCGGTATTTGGAGCTCCTCCGCTACCTTTTGAGCCACCGCTGACACCGACACTACCAGATGATCTGGTTACTGGGGTTATTTGAACACTTTTAGGTATTTGAGATTCTATACTAGCATCTAATATAGCGTCAGCTTGTTGTAACTGATATTGAGTTGGTTGTGGTTGATAAACACCATTTTCATCAAGAACAGCTGGAATAAGTTTTAATTGAGCATCCTCTATGAATTTTTTTTGCTCTTCTAACGTCATATCACCAACAGTCTCAGACTCAAGTTTATCTCTGTATTGTTCTAACTGTGCAGTTGTAGCTTTCTTATTATTCTTTTTATATTGCTCTATTTTTTTAGTTATGTCAGAACTACTGTATTTTGGTGTAGTTTTCCTTGACTCCATTTCAGCAGACAGCATTTGCTGTAATTTATTTTTTCTGTCATCATCATCAAAATAAATATCATAATCACCGTCTCCGTTATCAACGAGTATACTTGTAACCATTCTATTGTTAGATAATACTCCAGCCTTAAAGTTATTTTTAGCTTTTGATAAGAATGGATTTTGTCTAGCATCTTGAACAGTCTTACCTGGATTTGATACAGACCAATCTTTAAATGTTTTTGCTAAATCACTAGTCAAGTCAACAACGTCTACTCTATTGTCTAACATATTTGATACATTACCAATAGACATGGCATCAATTAATGTATTTGGATCGTATTGCCCAGTATTAGGATCTAATGACCCCATATATACCTTTCCGCTCTCATTGTCTATAGTTATTTTTTTGTTTCTCAAATCACCTAACGAAGCAATTTTTTGATTGACAGAAGCTTCAAAACCAGAACCAGCGATCTTACCATCTTCTCCTGGTTGTTGTCTTGACATAATGTCTTGCATTCTTGTGTCAAATGTTTTCATATTGTTAGCAAAAGCCTTCCAATTTTCAGTTAGATTGTTCATCCTGTTTTTGTATTCTTTTGCTGTTATCTCACCTCTCTTTAGAGCTTTATGCCACTCAAGCATTTTCATCTTAGCGTCATCAGCACCAGAAAGAACAAGTTCATTTAGAGCTTGAGTTTTACCTCTCTCTGTGTTTGTTACAAGAGCGTCATTAGTCGTCTTTATTTGATCTAACTCCTCTCTTACTTTCTCCCTGTTTCCGTAAGCGTCAGTTATTGTTTTGGCAAGATCTCCCGTCATTTTACCCCAGTCGATCCTCGTCTCTGACGGTATATATCCAAAGTAGTCGTTTCTAGTTGCCATTATTATTTGCGTATAAAAGTAGATAAACCGTTCGGATTCATGCTATTATTCCAATCATAAGATGATGAAGGGGTATTGGATTTTTTAGATTTGTTCATTTTAAACATATCAGCAAAAGAACCATAAGGATTTGACTCAAAGTAATCCCCCATTAGCCCAGCTGCTGAATTTAAAGATCCAGCTATACCCATTACAGAAGCATTTCTATTTGTCTCAGCGTCAGCTCTTCTTAGTTCAGCACTTTGAGCTTGTTGAGCTCCAAGCATCCAATCTCTTTCAGCTTGTCTAGCTTGAATACCAGCCTCAGCTTCAGCTTGCATGGCATCTCTCTTGAATTGAGCTTCGTTTAACATAGCTGCGTTTTCAAGACCTTGACCAATATTAGCTTGCAACACATTTCCAACACCACCTATAGCACCTTCAGCTCCAGTGCTCTGTAATGTACTTAATGCACCCATAGTGGCCCTATCTAATGATTGTTGAGCTAGTTGACTACCTAATGTAGGAACTTGAACTTGTTTGAACGGATTTATTTCTTTTATAGCCTTCATTTCTTGATAGGCTTTTTGTGCCGCTTCTTGTGCCTTTCTCATATTCTTTTGAGCTTGGAACGCTTGTACAGCGTTAGCTCCAGCACCCAGAGCGTATAATGCTAACTGAGGAATCATAACTAATACGTTTTATACAAATTTACTGAAAACTTTTGAATGATGTACTACTTAGTGAAAATAATTCTACTTCATCAGTACTATCATTCTCAAGCTGAACATTCATGTATACACCACGAACACCATAAGACTCAACTTGAGAGTTTTTAACAGCTATTATAAAATCTCCAGGTGAAGGTAATGCACCAAAAGTTATATCTATATCTATGCTATTATCTGTGTATGATACTATATCACCCAAGAAAAATAATGTACCTAGTGAATTTTTATATAGTTTGTCACCAATGCTTATAGAGTTCTTGTCTATGTTGTTTGGAAAAGTAACTATACCAGTAGTAGGAGAAGGGCTAGTAGCCGTGTTTACCTCTCCAACACCTTGTGTAGAAAGTGATTTTATTGATATCGTATTATCTTGACGTCTTATGTAAGCAAACCAAAATCCTTCCTTTTCAACAAAATAAGTATATGGAGTCTCAGCTGTCTGTAGATTTGTATCTATGTATGCCGTCCAAGGTTCATTACTATTTATAGATAGATTTTTAAATACCTTGTTGTCTAACGGACTAGCGTTAAATATTGTCTTTATTGTTGAGTTATACTGAACACCGTAAAAATTATTCCTAGTAAGATTAGTGTTATGCCTCCATAAATCACCGTCCTTCATGGTATAAAATACGTTATTAAGCTCAGTCATCCAATCTGGATTAAATGACCAAAATGAATTCCAACCTTGACTTACAGTAGAATATGTTATCGTCTTGTAGTCGCTATCGCACTTCTCTACAATAAAACTTAGAAAGAATTCATTATCAATTAAATCAAACTGACCAAGCGGACAATCAAGTGTATTTATTTCTCCTATTATATCACCTTTTCCATATTGAAGAGACCAACCTTCTTTAAGTGGATATATAAAGAAATTATCAAACTCATAGTAATCACCAGTTTTTGATTCAATAATACCAGTCTCAAATGTTACTACATTTCCTTTTAGGTCTACGTATGTTATTTTTATACAGTCGCACATATTATGTTGGTGTTGCTAATTGTAATAATGTAAATTCTTGTTCTAGTCCATCGCAGTATGTTATAGTGACTTTTGCTGATCTAAACATCTCTACATCGTTTAATTCAACCGATCCGTATATATCCTCATTTCCAAACCCAGATGATATAGGTAATGTCAACCAAGTCTGATTTGATGAAAGCGTCCATGATGTGTTTGATGTTATTGTAAATAAAAACAACGTCTTTGCAGCAGCACTAGTAACAGATATTGTTGGAGCTATAGATAGTTCGCAAGGGTTGACAGATTGATCGTTAAATGATATAACATATTGGTTGTTAAATGGATCAAAGCTTCCTAACTTCTGAGTGTTTGGATTGTCTTTCATTGTATCTCTAAAGTAGTTTTTCATACCACTATCAGATATCTCTATAACCTCATCATTTATCATTTGCAACACAGCACCGCGACGAGCATCAGCAAAGAACAATACGTTTGAGTGTCTTGCAAAACTCTCTGGGTTGTTGCTTATACCATATTCAGATGGGTGAGCAACTTGATTTCCAAGAACCTCTGGAACAGATGCTACTTGGCCACCACCAACCGCATCAACCAATAAGTTTTTACCGTACAGAACACTTGTTATTTTGTCTTGATGTAATACTAATAGATCCGTATCTCTAGCGTATAACTTTTGTATTGGTCCGTATGTAACGTCTAAGTTCTTAAAGTTTCCTGTTGATAAGTTAAACTCATTCAGATTGTTTAGCTGTGTAGCACCAACATATACACCGCTATAAGTTAGAGACGTTTCTTTCTTCTGTTGCTTGTAATCCTCAATGGTGGTTAAAGCCCTTTGGCTGTACCGCATTTGAGGCTGTAAGAACGCATCTAGTATTCTATTTGACTCAACGCCATTTCCGAACGCAAATGCATTGAAATCTGAGTTTTGTGATGTCGGATGGTTGATGTCTATTACTAACGGAATGGATGTTGTTTGGTCTTGTTCGTTTATATTGTAGTATACCTTACCTCCAGTTACTGGTCCAGTACCAGGGAATGGAAGATCTATAGCTATAGCATAATCAGTTACATACGTTATATTATAATATCCATCAGGAGGACCTATTGATGGGTTGTCGCTTTTTACATATATAATTTCTCCTACATTAAATGAATGTATAGCATCAGTAGATAGAGGATTATTAGGATCCAAAGGACCTAATACAGTAAGACCTGCTACTTCTGGAATAGAAGGGAAAACAGTTGATCCATCAGTAAAATCAGAATAAACCCAAGACACTTTATGAAGTCCATTTTCTATTCTGTAAGTTTTGCTTAACTCATAATAAATATCATTATCTGTTTTTGTTGGAACTGTTTCGGCTGATAATTTAGGTTTTCCTGGAGACTGTTTTACAGTTAGTTCTACTGTTATTTCGTTTCTTTTTGTTAAATTACCTGTTCCAAAACCTCTTATTATCATATATATATTTCCAGCTGATGTTTCATACATATAATTACTATCTCCTGGATATCCAAATTTATTATACCCAGTTCCAGATCTAAATGTAACGTAATTAGCTCCACCGACTAATGTAACAGATTGATCATATTGATCAAAGGTAGAATATCCTTCTCTCCAAAACCATTCTTCTAAATTTTGATAATATTTTGTACCGTTTATCCAAGTATTTGTATATTGTCTATCAGAACTTGCTGGTACCCCATCTCTTACTATTTTTATAGTTATTTCAGCAAAAGGGTATATAGGTGAATTAAAGTTTATTAATGCCGCTCCTCCATAATCTGCTTTAGGCATGTTTATAACATTTTGATTACCATATAAACCATTATTAGTACCTGGGCTTAATGGTGTACCAGTATAACTATTAGGAGATCCAATCACATTATATCCTCTAACATTAAATATAAATACATCTCCAGGAGTATACCCTGTATCAGAATCCCATCTTATATTTAACTCTACATAATCAGAAGTTGGTGATGTACCAAGTGTTAAAGTGTCTGATAATGTAGAAGGTATGGTAAAAGGACCAGACCAAATAGCAGATCCTAAATCTATATCTCTAGTGTATTCATATGATGTTGAAGTTAATATTCTTATAGCTACTCTACTATCAGTATTTGCTATAAGTGATGTTATATCTGCATTTAATGAAGGTGATGTAGTTGTAGTGGTATATATTCCAGAAACGCTGTAAAAAATTGGAGTTATATTCACGCTTGGTAACGTCGTTCTTTTTACTGGCTGTACAGTATGTGGATCTGGATTAGTAATTGATTTTGGCCCTCTACCAGTAGATGCATTGTATGCAGTATACGTAGATCCATCATTTAGAAATGCAGATCCATCTGTCTTAATTTTAAAATATAGACCTTCTGGAGCTGAAGTAATAAATGATGCTTGTTTATATTCTAACTCAAGTATTTTAAACTTTGTATTTACATGAGTTGCTGTAAAACTAGCAGTCTTAAATATTATATATTCACCTACTATTATTTTATCTCTATCTGATTCATTAATTAAGAAATACCTAAATTGTCCGTCTATAAAAAATGTTTGAGGAAAAATATTATAATATTCACCAGTAGGCTGTTTTAATACAAATCTAAAATTAGTAGCCCAGTTAGGTGCTTGATTGTTTAATGTTACACGGATAGAATTCTGATAATCTGACTTTGTTGATGGAACGTAAACAGAATTATTTTCTGTTGTAAGAACTGTAGTCATTCTTCCGTATTCATCAGTATAAACAAGTCCAATCTCATAATCTCTATCAGACCTAAATGTTCTTGTAGCTGAAGTGCTAGTTATTGGATCTGAAACAACCTCAACACTATAGTCAATCAATATGTCTTGATTAAATGCATCTTTTAGATCTCTAAATTGAGTATAGTTGCCATAGACTAACCTATTTCCTATCACGTTTTGACACTTAGCTAACAAAGGCACATTGTCAAAAAGTCTAGTTATTTGAGATACATCTAATGGTCCGTATATTTTATTGTTTGAAAACTCTATGGTGTAAACAACATTATCAGATAAACCTATTTCTCCTTTGTTATAATTGTCTATTACATACGTATTTAATCCAGACGTATCATAAAATACAACTTGTATCTCCTTAACAAATTGATTACCAGTATCAAATGTTACATCAATTTTATTGAATACGTTTTTCATACCAGTATTATCACCAGTATCAAAATCAAAAAAGAATGTATCTCCTTGGAATGCTACACCAGAAAATGGTGACATAGAGCTATATTGATTATCTACATATTTATATCGATAAGCAAAATATAAAAACTTCCTCTCTATGTTGTTTGTTGTTTCTGGATCACCGTCAGTCTTTAAATATATCTTTGGAGCATTCAATGGTGGACGAAGAATAACCTGAGTATCAAGATCAATTCTAGGATCGTCATCAGACCAAGATTTAGCTCTAGCAATATTTATTCTCCTTGGTGGATTAAGGCCATCAGACCAAAATAAAAATGGTCCAAGATCACCAAATGCAGGTATGTAATTTATACCAGTAACGCAGTAATTCTTGTTAAAGTTCAACTGACCTGTAGTACTCAACAATACTTTTGTCGTTACGTCAGTCAATTGGTTATACTCGAATACAGCATCAAAGTTATCACTAGTAACAAGCCAATATATAAGGTTTTGAGCCTCATATGCAACGGCACCTATAGCTCTTGCGTTAACAACAGCTAAACCAGTTACTGTGGCTATGTCAGACATTTTATCATTACCTCTAGAGTTCTGAACAGCACCAATAGTAGATCCTTGTGACGTATCTATAGTTACGTTTAACGCATCTAAGTACTCTCCATCTGGGATAAGACGTTCGTCTATATCCTTGTTCATCTTTCCAGCAATAAAAGTCTTGTCTAGTTTTATCATTTTATTTGTTTATCTCTACCTCTTAAAGGCATTAATAATCTAGATGGATGTAAGTTACTCAATCTGATCTTAGTGTTTCTAAGAACAGCCATCTTTTCTTTTCTAAGTCTATTTATAACGTACTCTTGTATTCCGTATTTATTGTTTAATAACGCCCATTTAATATAAGCATACAAATACTCTTCAGCTAATTTGTTGATTGTGATAAGAGAGTCGTCACCGTTTTCCATACCGTCAGATATGTATTCAAAAACAATAATCTGATTCTCTACACCGCTAGAAAAATCAATCACACCAGCTGCCTTGTTTATGTAGAATTTTGGATTTACATTAGCTTGATCGGTTTCTAATCCAAACCTTTTACCAAAGTTGTATCCAAAATACCAATCACCATCCCAATACCATCCGTACTGGCCTTGATATGGACCCATACCAGTATATAACTGTTTGTCTTGTCTTAGTATGTCAAGTTTCGATGTACCTGTTACGATCTCACCGTTTACGTCAAATATGATATCTAGATTGTTGTCTTGTAAATAAGCTGTAGCTGACATAGGTGTTCTGTTCTCCACAAGAGGGAATAGTATACCATTTTTCAACATAGATATCCTAACATAGTTAACATAATCTGGAGGCATAACCATCTTCAAGTCATCCCCTATTTCAAGCTCTATAACCTTAATGTTTTTTAATGCGTCATAATTAAGCTCTTGTACAGCTCTCTTAGCATGAAACAAAACGGCATATCGATCAACATTATTGACCAATTTGTCATTACCTACATACATTAACATAAAATTGTTAACAACGTCAGCCAGGCTTACATATTGATATGAACCCCAGTTAACATCTGTTGGTATAACTCCGTTATTTGTGTAGTATTGATAGTTAGTAATGTATGCCATTTATTATTGGTTTTGTTGGATGTCTTGCATTTCTTGCGCTTTTGCTATCTGCACAACCTCTGTTTCTCTTATAGTGACTCCACAATATGCCAATATTTTAACCACTAACAATGGGAACTCTTCCATTGGTAATTCAAAATCTTGATAGTCACCAGCAGACGGATTGAACAATGGGTCTGAATCTCCAGCCGCCATAGCTACATATGTCCACTTTGGATCTAACGGCAGTCTTAAGTAATGAGCTGTTACGCCAGATACTATAGTTGTTGGATACACAGTAATATCAGAACCAGAGAATGTGTATACTGGATAAGACACACTTGGTGAAGTTAAGTTAGATGACAATAGATTTAATATCTTTCTATGAGATACTTTCTCTACCTCAGTGTTGTTATAAACTATCTTCTCTAAGAAGTAATAATCAGATGGAGCGGTAAAGACATTTAGAGTTCCAGATAAGTTTGCTGACGTGTAAAATATATCAAGCGACTCAGCCACATTTTTAGGAACATCTGAATATCCTTCACCGTATCCTCTAGCAATACTCTTTAAGAACGCATCTGAATACTGCTCCATGTAGTTTGTAAATATTTCAAGCTGTGCTTGCTTTGCATACAGGTTAAACTCAAATGGCGTTATGTATCCTCGATTGTCCTTACTTAATATAGACAGAACGGTATTTCTAACTTCGTTTATCATCGAATGTCTTTTTACAAAGATAAATAAAAAAAGGCACTCTTTTGAGTGCCTCTTCCTTTCTACTTTGATTGCTATTAAGCAGCTGTAATACCAGTTACCGATATTGGCAATGAAGGTATTACATACACTGTATCAGTCCAAGATGTTTGCAATGCAGCAGAGATTGCATTTTGAATAGCGTTACGCATGTTAAATGCAGTTTGAGCTGCATGAATCAATGTAACAACTTTACCTCCTTGATACATAATTACAGTATTTGCTGCTGTAGCAGTATTTGTTGCTGCTGTACCTGCAAAAACAGCTACTACGTTTGCAGCAGAAACTAATTGATTTGCTCCTAAACTATTAGGAATACTGATAAACTTTTCCATTTGTTAAAAAATTAATGGGTTAATAATAGCACAAATATACTATTTTTCTGATATTTTATCCTCTAAGAATTTGTAGAACTCCATACCTTCGTCTGACTGCAACCAAGAAGCCAAAACAAATATATGATTTTCACCATAAGGAACTGTCAATAATTTCTTCTTGTTATCTTTTAAGTTATAATGAATGTCCTTATTATTTCTAAAAGTTAAATATCCATCAGAAATCGCTCTTGATGCTATATTATTAATTCTCAACATTGGATCTCCAGCAGCATCTAAGAAGTCTTCTGGATATCTTTTAGCAAATAACAACATATCTCTCTTAATCTCAGATGAAGTCATAGTAGACACGTCTTTACCTAATACCAATCGAGCAATTGCTTCTAAACTTGTAATATCAAGTTCTCTTGCAAGTAATAACGCATCAATCTCCATATTGATATCTTTAACATCTTGTTGAGCGTCTTTTTCGTTGTCGAATTCATAAAACTCGGTACCATTACCTGGATGGTAATATAAGAATAATTGTAGTACTGGATTTGTTTTTGGAACTATTAAAACACCATCTTCAAATACTACTGGCTCAAGAATTACATTTTGATCTTGATCTTCTTGAAAAGGAGTGTTTGAGTTTCTTGCGTATCTTAATGGGTGATTTGAGTTTGTTTCTTCATCAAAATAAAGTAGACGTCTACGAGGAGTGTCTTTTGATGGTAAGAAATAAGTTAATGGGGAGCTATCCCCTCTTAATAAATAAGTTCTGTCTTTCGACTCTAGCTTTGCTAGTTTGATTTTTGTTTCCATTGTATATAATTTAAATTGTTTTAAAAAATAGAGAG